CACGTCGAGCATGCCGTGGACGAGATCTCGAAGGCCATCCGTCAGGATGTCGATGGCGAAGAGTTGGCCATCGCGGTGAAGGCGCTCCGCACCATCGCGAACTACGCCCATGCAGACAAGCGCTCCAAAGGGATCGCGCTTGCGGCTATCCGAAAGATGCGCCTCTCGCGCTGAGACGCGGCATCACGAGACCATGGCAAAGGTCAAAGCGCGCACTCTCGAGGATTCGAGGCGCATCAGAGATGCCGAGAATGTTGTTATCTGGCGCGCACGCATGTTCATCAGGCGAGTCGAAGACGCCTACCGTCTCGATCGCCTTAGAGAAGCCGTTGTCACCTACGAAAAGATGATCGAGGTCAGATGAGTCTTTTGATCCACGAGTTCAGGCCTGTCGGCGAAGGGAAGTCCTACGCGGAGATCCGTTCGGAGATCGCGTTCAAGGAAGCGGAGGAGCGCGGGTGCGTAGTCGTCGTGCCCAAGGCCAACGAACTCTTCGTCGACATCGACACGAAAGAGCAGTTCGACATGTTCACGCGGTGCCTCGAAGTCCTTCGCCGGACAGAGAAGTGCACTGCGACTTGGACGGAGTCACCTTCAGGCGAGCCGCATCACTTTCACATGATCGTGAGTCTCGAGCGCGACGTGAAGGATCCACTCGAGCGCATCACGCTCCAGGCGTGTCTCGGATCCGATCCCATGCGCGAGATGCTCTCTTGGCAACGCTACAAGTGCGGTGACAACGTGCCTACGCTCTTCTTCGAGAAAAAGCCCACCTGACGCGGCATCACTAGCCCATGCCTGTTGGACCCGGAAAGTACGATGACCTAGCCACCCTCGTTCGCAAGACGGTGCACGCCAAGCTCGCAGGCGTTCTCGTCATCGATGGCGACAAGGGGAGCGGCTACTCAATGCACTTTGATGCGCCGTCGCCCGATCTGGAGATCCTCGAGATGATCCCCAAGTTGATGCGCAAGATGGCCGATGCACTCGAAGTCGACATCGAAGAGATCCGAAAGGCACGCCCCAAGTGATCATCAACATCCCCGAAGCACTCGGGCAGGCGATCGGCACGAAGTTCTTCGTTCAGTTCGGTGTTTCGGACAACGAGTGGACTTGGCGTGGCGGACAGGTGCTCAATATTGCCAAGTACTCCGACACGCAGATCAAGAAGCTTGAGGATGCGCTTCTCAAGCACGAGGGTCAGCGCGGCGCGAAGGTCGGTATTCGCGACATTCGGACCTGGAGAAGTGCCAAGACGAACGCCGGAGGTGCTAAGCCGCGCAACCTCAAAGGCTTCATCTCTCTACTGCGCGAGTACCTTCTCACGATCCCCGGTCCGCGTGTGTACGCCCGCAACGAAGACGAGATGTGGCTTGCGTACTACGTCGAAGAGATCGACTACCACTCGGCGGACAAATACAGGACCGAGCGTGTGACGGTGGATCTCGTCTATGACACCATTCAAGGGCGCTACGAAAAGGTCGTCCAATTCTACAAGTCCGATCTGATCGGGTGCATCTCGGACATCCTTCTCGCCCGCGGTTACTACGTCGAGACCGACGAGCTTCGAGAGATCTACCTCGCAGAGCATGAGCGGCTCATGGAGATCTTGCCGAGGATCGGTCGCCAGTGCTTTGCCACGGGAACAGGGATCGAAGATCTCGATGGCAGTAATGCGGATCGATATTGGTGGCGCGAGGTCAACAAGATCAACTTCGTGCGCGATGGGGAGTCCGCGCGTGTGGTCGTGGACGTGGCCTTCGAGGGCGTCGAGAAAAAAGACGCGTTCAAGCTCAACACGACTTTCTGGAAGAGCGAGAACGAAGCCGACGAGGAGGATGACGAAGCCGACGAGGATCGCACTCCCAAGTGGATCGAGATCCCGGTTCATCCGTTCGTCCCTGTCTTCGATCTCAAGAAACACCTGCGGCTTCGCACGCACGTGGAGAACCTCACTCCGTACGTCTACGACGAGGAGATCTCGGAGAAGCTCGTTCTTCCAAACGAGATGAAGTCCCTCGTGCAGATGCTTGTTGAGCACAAGGATGCTGGCTTCAAGGACATCGTGCGAGGCAAGTCGGGTGGAGCCGTCGTGCTTCTCTGCGGACCCCCTGGAACCGGCAAGACGCTCACTGCGGAAGTCTTTGCAGAGAACGAGAAGCGCGCGCTCTACAGCGTGCAGTGCTCTCAGCTCGGAGTGACAGCGGAAGATCTCGAGACGGAGCTACTCAAGGTCTTCACGCGCGCCAAGCGCTGGAACGCCGTCCTTCTACTCGACGAAGCGGACGTCTACGTCCACAAGCGCGGGCAGGACATGATCCAGAATGCGATCGTCGGAGTCTTCCTCCGTGTCCTCGAGTACCAAACAACCGTCATGTTCTTGACCACCAACCGTCCCGATGACGTCGATGACGCCGTGGCTTCACGATGCCTCGCGCGCTTGACCTACGATCTCCCGAACAAGGAAGAGCAGTGGCGGATCTGGAAAGTGCTCGCGGCCAACATGGGAATCTTGGTCGATGAGTCGGTCAAGCGCGACATCGTGCAACAGCACAAGCTTTCGGGTCGCGATGTGAAGAACCTCCTGAAGCTCGCGATCCTCACGAGCAAAGGCAATCCGAAGATCACCGGCGAGCGAGTCCACTTCTCGATGCAGTTTCATCCCACCTTCGAGAAAGGGTGATAGGCTCTTCGACATGCCCCGTACCAACGTCGATCAGCTCGCGGACGAAGCTCTCTCGGCCTCCAAACAAGCGCGCATGACGCACGAGCCCGACGATCACAAGGTCGCAGCCGAGGCGCACAAGAAGGCCGCGCGCACGGCCGATGCTGCAGGGCGCCCTTCACTCGCGTCGTCGCACCTCCAGCAAGCCGCGTGTCACGATCGTGCGCTCAACGATCCGGACTCACAAGAGTTCAAGAGCGAGGCCGCTCACATCGCGACCAAGCAAGCGAAGAAGACTGGGCTCGCCAAGGATCACAAGGCAGCGGCCGAGGCGCATCAGGACGCAGCGTCCACCGCGGCCGACAACGGCGATCACAAGATGGCGCAGGACCATGCGCGTGCTGCATTCGGACATGAACAGGACTCGCGGGTAGCCGCTGCCAAGGAAGCGGTCCCCCCGCCCGTGCAGCCGTCTCTCGCGGCTCCGCCTGCCGCGCGCCTGCCGTGAACGAAGACGCGATCCAGCGCAAGGCAGAGCGCAAGGCGAAGGCCAAGCTTCTTGCCATCGAGGATCGCATCACGGGGATGCTCGTCAGGCGCGGTGTGCCGTATCATGAACTCGATCACGTGAAGATGCGGATCGCGGATCGCCTCAAGAAGCTCACCGCGGTAGGTGACATCAGCTGGCGCGACGTCGAGATCGTGACGAGTATTGTGCTCAAGGAGCAATGAATGTCGTTCGATCCGTCCACGAATGCCGCGCAGATGCAGGCGCTCATCGCGCGCTGCGACTACGGCCAGTTCACGCTGACCATCACGTCAGGAGTCACGCTCCTCAACGCGGGTCACCCCTATCAGTCGATGTTCCCCGTCGCGCCGGGGATGGCGCTTTCGGCGATCTTCTGGAGTGGCACTTACCGAGGAGTGAGGCGCACCGAGCCTCCGCTCATCATGCAGACTGCGCAGAGTGCACAAGGCCAAGCCGCGGTGCTCCAAGGTGCATCCAACTTGCTCGATCTCGCTGATCTCCACGCGAGCCAGCAAGGTGCCAACCCAAACACGTACGCACCGAGTGGACACGGTCCCTGACTCACGATAGAAGATGCATCCCGTGAGTCATTCCGACCAACGCGAGCGCGAAACGCTCGATGAGATCCTTGAAGGAGTCAAATCCATGTCCACTCAGCTCACCGCTCTCCAGGCGCAGGTTGCTCAGAACACCTCCGTCGAACAGTCCGCCGCGACTCTCATCAACGGACTCGCCTCGCAGCTCGCCGCTGCCATCGCCGCGCAGAACAACGGCGACACCGCGGCTCTCCCCGCGCTTCAGTCGGAGCTGGCTTCCAGTGCGACCGCGCTCGCAGCGGCCATCACGGCGAACACCCCCGCCGCTCCTCCCGCGCCTCCCGCCGGCTCCTGATCACTTCAACATTGGGATTGAGCCCCGTTCCTTCTTTGAGGGGACGGGGTTTTCCTTTTACGGCATCATGAGGACATGGCGGACGACGACAAGGAGGATGAGGATCTGGCGAACTGCATCGTCGATCGCATCGAGACCCGGCATCGTGATCCGGAGTGTCCGATCGGAAACATCATGCGCGAGATCCAGAAACAGCGTGCGCCTGCAGAGGCGTCGCGGAGTGGCCCGGCGCAAGTCGCGACTCCCGAGTACCGCAAGAACTGGACGTCGATCTTTGGCGCAAAGCAAGCGGTGGGGCAGGCGTGATCGAGAACGATGAAGCGATGGTCGGGATCTTGGATGCGATCCTCGATCCCGAGTCGTCCGGAGCTATCGTGTCCGCCGTCGTGCGTGAGGCGCGTACGCAGGGGGACTCGCGTCGTTTTCAGGTCAAGTCGGTCACGGTCACCCTGACCGGCGTAGCGATCAAACTTGGAAGCCAGTTCGGTCCATTGTCGGTGGCTCGAATGCGCGAGGCACGTGTGCTCTTCGGCGCGGTTGCCGCGGATGCTTACTTGCGAGCTACGACGAGAGAAGGATCGAAGCTATGAAGCCGTGGTGGAAGTTCTGGGAAAAGTCGAAGCCGCGGTTGGAGTTTGCGCCGATCGACGCTGAGGTTCACGAGAAGATCATCCGGGATGTGCGAGCGCTTATAGATAGCGTCGAATCACTTCAGGCGCGCACGGCCGATCTGTCAGCGCGCGTCCCCTTCCTCGATCCAGACAACATGGCAGATGCACACGACACGCGTGGCGTAGCGGTGTTCATCAATGGTCTCTGGAGTCGACTCGAGTCGCTTCACAAGTTCGCTGGAAGCGATGCAGAGCGAGAGGCTTACTACGACGATCTGATCGTGCAATTCGGATCGCAGGTGAACATTCTTCGGCGCAAGGCACTTGGACGGGTCAACCGTCAGACCGCGATGGTCCAGGTCAAGGGTACGGAGGAAGTGCATTCGCTCGATGATCCCTGCGTGCCTGTGATCAAGCTCGACACGCAGCAGGCCAAGAAGCGCGGCTACCATTGGTGATTGACCGAAAGTCGACTTTCGGTCACGGTCAATCCCATGGGAATTCAGCTCTGTCCGCACAAGACAAACCCCCTGGCATGTCCGATGTGTTTTCGGAACAAGCCTCCTGAGGTCAAGCCTCCCCCTGCCCATCCTGGCGTGCGTCCTGGCATCCCCTTGGCCCCCGTCATGGCCGTTGGAGAGGCGACCATGCGCGCTACGCAGGCGCGTGCCATGGCAGCTCAACCCGCAGCAGTCGCCAACGGTCGAACCTTCAAAGAGCCGTTCAACAGCGGCCATCACTCGCCCCCGCCGGAAGCGTTCAACAGCGAGAAAGTGTGGGAGCCACCCAATCGCAAAGAGCTGATCGATCTTCAGCCCAGGCATCCGCACATCGACAAGAGCATCATGAAGTGAAGAACCTCTCTCGTCGCCGACTCGTCCCGTATCCTCCGAGGTTCTTCGAGCTGACGGATGAAGAGACGACGCTTTTCAAAGAGTGCTGGGCCAACACGCGCGGCAACTTCGAACTCGAGGCGTTCCACACCAACTCGCTCCGCGCGAAGGGCAACGAGTCGCTAGGCGGCTTCCTTGCTCCCACGCGATGGCCCGGACAAGCGATCGGGTGGAGTGGGCTTCTCTTTCCCAAGAAGCTCTTTCTACCGCTCGACGAGATCGGCAACAGCAAGCTCGAGATCGAAGCCGCTCCCGTGCGCTCTTACCAATTCATTGTCGTGGTTCGACCTGAAGACGCTTCTCGAGCGCTGACCGCGATCTTGCGGCATGCCGTGAAAACACTTCGTCTCGCTGAGGTGAATGCTTCTTCGGCAGGATTGATGATCTGACGGCATCACTCATGTCGTGACGATCAAAGTCTTGCTCGAAGTCGATAGCCGAGGGCAGATCACCATCGGCACACCCGCGTACGAAGTCGTTTCGGACGGGAGAGACGCACCCCTCGCACGCTTCGACCTCTCACTCGAAGACTTGGAGTACATCGTCACGCACGGGGCAGGTCTGCTCGGCAAGACGGTTGCAGAAGACTTCGATTCATCCAAGCTCCCCACCCACGAACAGCTTGTGGATGCAGCCGATCAATCCTCGAAGGGGCATCCCTTCGAGCACCTTCTAGGCTTCCCTCGCTTCCTGCAAACGCTAGCCACCCTTCGCTCGTACATCGCGTGGCTTCCCATGTCTCATCAGCATTCCGTGAAGCTCGAAGTCGACTTTCTCGAGCGACGGGTGGAGGAGCTGGCGCACATCCGACAGTTCGTCGCGAGCTTGAAGAAATTCGGACTTGAGCAGATGCGTCCGGATACGTCTGCGCAGATGTTCTATGAGGCGACCATGTTCGTGCGACACTTGAACGAACTTGTCGGGATCGATCTCTGGGACGATTACGCCGAAACCACATGGAGATGAACTGCGATGGTCGAGATACCCGTAGGCAAACCGGACGACGAAGAGCGCGTGGAGCGCGCCGTCGAAGCGCTCAAGAAGGGCAGTGGGCGACGGTACGAGGAGATCATGTCCAAAGCCGGCAAGTTCCTCGCCGAGATCAACGCTAACCTTCAGAAAGAGATGGTCTACGAGACCGAAGAGGGACGCATCCTCGAGTCACCTGAGCACATCATGGCGATGATGCTCGCGGGCAAGACTCTCCGGCCGATTGCGCGTCCCGAAGAGAAGCCACTCGTCGTCACCAAGGGACCGATACTCATTCAGGGAGAGAAAAAGCCATGACGTGGGATCTCGATCAGCTGCAGGAAGAGCACAAGCCTTGGGTAGCGCACAACTTCGGAGATCGTCCGTCGTGGATGCCGCTTCTTGGACTCGTCGAAGAGACGTGCGACGAGCTGTACACTGCGATCAAGAAGCCGGATGTCGCGGAGATCAAAGACGCCGCTGCGGATATCGTGATCTTCATGAGCGATTTCTGTACGGCAATGGGCTTTCGCCTTCAGTCGCTATATGACGCCGCGGTGCGAACGATGGAGTACGAACTCCAATCGCGTAGTATTTGCATCGGTCGTCTTGCACATGCCTACCTGAAGAAGGCGCAGGGTATTCGTGGTGATCCCGCGATGCACGACGCGTCCATGCGCACGTCGCTCGAGAACATCTTGCGACATTGCCTCGTCATCGCAGGTGTCAACAACTTCGATCTTCTCGAGACCGTCCAGGCGACCTGGGAGCAAGTTCGTAAACGCGACTTCGTGCTCTACCCGAAGACAGGTCTACCCTCGTGAAAACGACTCGGACGGACTTGGAGCTGATGACCAAGCTCCTCGAGTATGACGATCTGAGTCGGGGATGCCGCGAGGCCTTCGAGCGGTGGCACGAGGAGCTGACGACGAGGACACGTCGACTCCTCACACCCAAGCAACGATCATGGGCAGAGGACGAACTCGACAAGCGCGCACCCGTGTACAAGAACCTCGTGAGCAATGGCATGTGTCCGATCGGCCGTCCGGTCATCACACCGGACGTGCTTCGTCCTGAGAACCTACCGAAGAAGCCTCCGACTCGGCGCGCGTCCTGATCGAAAGGGCTCGTGAAGTCGATCGAAGTGTGGTGCTGTGAATCGATGTTGTTTTCAACTTCTCTGATTCGCGAGCCATGGGAATCTGATGCCGAAATCGATCGTAAGGTGCGAGAGATCAATGCGCGACTTGCGGAGAGAGCATCGGAGCCAGATCTAGAAAGTTTGCATCCACTTCATCCACGCCGTGTCCGTTTGGCTGGGAGTAAGGCTGGCAAAGTGTTCTAGCGAACGGTTGTTCGTCGGAATGTTGGGTGATACGTTCTTGGCGTGCCCACCAGCAAGTCAAGTTCGACGCATAGCAACGGATCGTCCGGCTCTCATGAGTCACCTGATCCCCTTGACGACGCGCGCGACGTTGCGGAAGCGGCAACGCTGAAAGCGCAAGCCGCGCAAACGCCCGAGGCTCACAAGGCAGCGGCCGACGCGCACAACAAGGCAGCGAAGGAGGCGCTTGCGCAGGGGCACGATCGTCGTGCGAAGAAGCACGAGGCCATGGCGGACTTTCACCGCGGGCAGGCCTCGAGCGCGTCGTCTGCGGGGTCGACAAGCACCGGCTCTTCGAGTGAGAGCACACCTGTGCCCGACGAGGAGACTTCTCCGAACGCCGATCCGCTTTTGTCTTGGGTCAATTCGAGAACGTAGGCCATGGCGTTCAACGAAGATGATCACCCGCGCGACCGCGGGAAGTTCACGACGGTCGGTGGCTCGACGCACACGAGCAACGCCACGCGTGCAGCGCAGCAAGCGTCCAAGGATGCGCGCGCAAAGGCTCCCGTAGGGCAGGCATCCGCGCATGAGCATGCGGAGCACGCCACGGCCCACAATGCCGCTGCAGAGGCCCACAAGGCCGCTGCAGACGTCCATCGCAAGGCAGCGGCCAGGGAGGCCGATCCCTCTCGCCGGAGCCAGCATCAGGCCAATGCGGCGTCGCACGAGGCCAAGGCGACAGACCACGCCAAACAGTCCTCAAGTGCGAACACCAAGGCAGGGGAGGCTAGTGCCACGGCACGCGGCATCGGCGCGTGGGTGAACTCCAAGGTGGGGAGCGGCGCGCGCTCTGCCGCTGAAGCGTTCCATGCAACCGCTGAGAAGGTCAGTGAGCGCGGTAAGGAAGTTACCGAGAAGATGATCGAGGGCAATCCTCTCACACTCCCTCTAGACGCGGCGAAGGTCGGCGGAGGATCGCTCAGCGGAGGCCTTCACAAGGTCATTGGTGGAGGGGAACACGAGCACGGACGCGAAGGTGGAGGAGAGCACGCGCACGAGCATGGCGGATTGCATGAGCGCGAGGCCCATGGTGGTGGCTACCACGATGATGAGCGTGACGACGAAGGCGGAGTCGAGTGATGGAAGGTCTTTCGTCCTGGACTGACGCGAACGCTCCTCATCGCCAAGAGGCCAAGGAGAAGATTGAAAGCCTGCCGATGTCTTCCACGGCACACGGCAAGGCAGTCCCCTTCCCCTTCGCGGACAAGACGGAATACAAGAAGGACTTCTCCAACTCCGAGATCAATCAGGCGATCACCAACGCTCCCAAGCGCACGATCGCCATCGACGGACTCCACGCGATCCAACACTCTGTCAAAGAGAGCCGCGTCAAGGACTACATCGACTGTCCGAACGAGGTTCCCGAAGGACAGCGGCATCCCGTGCACCGCGGCGTGATCGATACGCCGATCGTGATCAGCTACAAGAGCAAGCGCTACATTCACGACGGGCATCATCGTCTGACGGGCATGAAGCTCGCGGGCAAGAAGGATGCACTCGTGCGCTACGTGGATCTCGACAACGTGAAGAAGGTCTGAACTCTCATGCCGAGCGATACCATCCCGTGCCCACGGCCGGACTTTGATGTCTCTGACGATCCGGACCGTACATCGGAAATCGTTTTCGACAGTCCTCCGTCAGGGACGGCATTACTTCGGGAGTTCGAGATTGATCTTGCCTCGGAGCACCTTGATGACGAATGCGACTGTTGAAACGAAGCTCGACACCTCCCTCTCGAGGAAGTGCGACTCTCTGAACTGCCCGAATCCGGGGATCTGGCATCCCGTACTTGTCTTCCGTCACAAGAGTCAGGCGAAGGCCGCTGCCATCCGCGGCGTCATCCCCATTCGACTCTGCGATGACTGTCGCAGGATCGCGCGTCCGGAATCGCTTCTGACTGATGCTCTCTGGAACGAGGTATCTACGAAGCTCTTGGAGACCGGACGTCGCAAGCCGACACGCTCGTTCACTGAGATCGATTTCACGATCGTCGGTGGTCCAGAGGCGACACGGTTCTTTCGTCAGATCCCCGAGAATCTTCGAGCCCAGATCTGAGTTGCATGCTTCCGTTTGCCGAGAAGCTCCAACGCTTCAAAGACAGGGGTTCTCCTCATCGTCGTGGCTGGAAGCCGTGGTCGACTCTGGCGCGCGCTTTCCGGCGTGAGCTGGCCACCTGGGAGATTGACCGAAGACCCCTCTGGCAGCGCGTCCTAGACGCACGGCAGGGGGGTTGGAAGCCCTGACCGAAAGTCGACTTTCGATCGCCCGTCCACGGCATCACGTGGGCATGCGGACTCGAAACCTTGTGATCAACGGCAGGCACATGGGAGAGCTTCGGATCTCCGATGCGCAGGACCCCACCATGGCGCGTGAAGAGAACGTCATGCATGCGCGCGACCGCATCGCGGAGGTGATCGAGTTGTGGCCCGACTCTCTTCCTCCGCAGTCGATCCTTCTCCTCGCCGCACGGCTCCTCTCGGCGGTCATCCGCGGGTGTGACACGATCAACTCGAACTACATGCGGTTCGATCGCGATCTGCTCATGGAGAACGACATCGTGACGGCGTACCTCCGTCACTTCGGACTCGAGTCGTGCAAGACGCTCTTCAACAAGATCAGGACGCGCAACCTGATGCATGGCTCGCCGTCCCGTGAGTGATAACAAGCTCCTCAAGCAGCTCGAGGCACTCTACAAGCTCTCCATTCTTCGACCCGAGGAAGAGAACGATCCGGGCAGACAGAACGAGGCGCGCACGAGTGCGTTCCTTCTTCTCAAGAAGGCACGTGAGAATGGCGTAGTGGTCAAGTTCATCGTTCCGACCCAGGCCAAGAATCCGTACGATGTGCCTGACCTCACACGGAGCGAAGAAGCCGCACGTCGTTACTGGCGTGCAGATCCATTCGGTGTGTCTCCCGAATACACGACGGCAGATCCATTCGGCGGAGTTGCAGACTTTTTCACTGACTTCCTCAAGCAGCAAACGGCTCGGATGAATGACGAGGTTCGTCGGCAGGCTGCAGAGACCGCACAAGCGCGGGAGAGGGTACAAGCGCGGGAGAGGGAATACGCCAAGAGAACGCGTGCGGATCACCCTCCGTCATCGCCCTTCACGCGTCCGCAGTCCCCGGGATACAAAGCGCCTCGCGGGCGCAATCGCACGACTCGAGATACACCTCCACTCATTCGAAACAGCTACGAGACGGTGTGTCGCGTTTGCAATCAGAAGATCCCGCTCGGACAAGATGTGTGGTGGATCCGCGCCGTAGGCGTGGCTCACAAGGAGTGCGGATACACGGGACTTGTCGACCTCGTAGACGAGCCAGAAGAGGGTTGAAAGGCGAAGGTGTTGTGCGTGAGTCGAAGTGCCGATACACTTCGACGTCATGACTACTCCGGCGTTTCTGGGACGATTCGGCAAGGGCTATCTTCCGGACACGCACGACAAGAGCAAAGATCTCTCTGCGCGCGCTCTCCTCGGCGCAGCAGTCCGAGTGCCTACGGAGTTTTCACTCGAACAGTACATGCTCAAGATCTGGGATCAGGGCCAGACCTCGAGCTGTGTCGGTTGGGCTTTCATGCAAGCCGTCATGCTCCGCTGTGCTGCGATGGGCAGCCCCATTCCTCCGCCGAGCCCAGAAGCCATCTACGTGCTCGCACGTGCTATGGCACGCCAGCAAGACGGACAGACGCCGGAGCAATCTCCTCTCGAGGACAACGGTTCGGTGCCCGCGCTCGCCGTCGCAGCGATGCAGCAATGGGGCATCCCCTCGATGACTGCTTGGCCCTTCGATCCGGATACGATCGACAATGAGCCCGATCTCGAAGAGCTGGAGGTTGCGAGCGCGTTCCAGCTCTTGGGCTCAGGCTACGCGCGCATCAACTCGACGGGAGCGCAGCGCGTGGCCGACATCCAACAGGCCATCAGCAGTGGGTACCCTGTCGCCATCGGCACGAGCGTCGACAAGGCTTTCGAGGACTACACCGGACAAGGGCTGATCACCGCGCCCGATCCAGCGAACCTCCTCGGTGGTCACATGATGCACCTCATCGGCTTCCGAGCGGACGGCGCTATCCGTGGGGTCAATCAGTGGGGCACGTCGTGGGGAGACAGCGGCCTTTACTGGGCCGATCAGTCGTTCATTCGAAGCGATCTCCTGACCGATGCATACATTCTCATGGTCAGCGCGACGGGTCACAAAGGCGCGATCCTCCAGAAGCAGAAGTCGGCGTAACGCGAAGGGAGTCTCTGATGATTCGATTGGTGCCACTTCTGGCGTGCGCGCTCTTCGCGTGTACGCCGAATCCGAAGACATCGGCGTCGCAGCCCGACGCTTCGGATGCTTCGTTCGTGCTCGCTCCCACGATCGCGGGACAGTGCGCGCAGGCGTGCACGAACCTACGTTCGCTCGGGTGCGCATCAGGCTTCGGTGTCGATGGCGGACAGTCGTGCGAAGTCGTGTGCACCAACGCCATGGGCACCACGCCCCCGACGTTCGACATGAACCTCTCATGTCTCATCGGTGCCAAGGACAAGGCGGGAGTGGTCTTCTGCAAGACGGCGGCGTGCCCATGAGTGTCGGAGTCGTCAGTCAGGCCAAAGCGTTCTCTTTCGGGATCGACACCGTCACGGTTTGTTCGTCCGATCAGCTCAAGGCGATGCGCGACGATCCGGTCACGCCGATCAAGTTCGTTGCGCTCTACATGGGCGGAGGCGGGTGGAATCCCACCTACCGCGATCTCATCTTCTCGCTCGGACTCGGCATCTCCCCGGTGACCTTCTCGCGTGCTTCCGGGTGGACGCCCTCGAGCCAAGAGGGTGCGGTCGATGGTGCGGGTGACGTGGCTCGCCTGACGTCTCTCGCGTGTCCGCTCGGAGTGACTGTCTGGACGGATCTCGAGGGGTGCTCGGGTACCGTGCAGACCACGCAGGATTGGTGCAACGCGCGCGGCAAGGCGCAACAGGCTGGTGGGTGGATGCCGGGGCTCTACGTGGGCGCCGCGCAGGCGCTCAATGGCGTCCAGCTCGCGTCCCTCGTGCAGAGTCGATATTGGGAGGCTCTCTCGATCATCCGTGCCCCGGGGATGCCCTTGGGGAGCGTCGTGCAGCCGTCGTCCGGCTGGTGTCAGAAGCAACTCCCACATACGACCGTGCTCGGTGGTGCGACGGTCGATATCAACGTCGTCTTCTACGATTGGCAAAATCGATTGCCGACGATCTGGATGCCAAGCTGACATCTGCTTTTTGTTGACCCAGGGAGCATGAATGACCATGCTCCCAGGCCATGAAAACAGCACTCTGTCTCTTCGCGTTTTTGATCGTGTCGTCCATGGCCATCGCTTCACATGCAGATGTGAGAAGTGACGCGCAGGCTGTCACGGTCGACGAAGTTCTTGCGATGATGAAGGCCGTTCCAGAGAAGGCGCATCCCTCGCGCCCGGGTCGGTACGATCAGGTGGGCGATGCTCAGGAGATCGCGCGAGGAATTGCCATGGTGGCGCCTCAGAAGGACACTGCCGCGCTTCTCGCGGTCTTCGCTGCCTACGAGTCTTCGAATCAGAAGTGTGTCGGAGGTGACAAGAACGCCGCTGGCGAGTTCCAGTCGTGGGGAACATTCCAGCTCCGTGGCGTCTCGATGGACACCGCGTGCAATCCTGAGCTGGCAGCGGCTTACTGGCTGAAGCTCAAGGCGCAGGCAGAAGCAACGTGCGCAGAGAATCCGATCGATGACAGGCTCGCGCCTCTGACTGGCGGATCGTGTGAACGTGGGCGGGCTGTCTCGCGTACGCGTCACCGCATCGCGCGCACGGTTGCCGCCGCGGTACCCTGACTGGCATACTGATCGCCGGAGGCGCACAAGCCCATGCACAAGAAGCACATCGTTGTTTACGATCCCAAGGGGCAGTGGTGGGAGGGAGCACTTGTCGACGAAGAGCGCGCGCGGCAACTCACTTCGCGCGATGTCGTGGTGCTCCCTGTCATCCCCGATCTCTTCAAGGTCTCGGGGGTCGGTGGGTATCACAAGCGTTCGTGGGGCGCGGGATGGTCTCTCGATAGCTCGGTACCGCGCACCGTCTCGCCGATGACGATCTATTGCCTCAAGGATGCGAGTGCCTTCTACTGGGCTGCGCGCATCCTTCCAGAGGCGTCCTTTCTAGAGGACATGAAGGAAGGTAAGCCGCTCACGGGCTTCGTTCGAATCGTGCCGGACAACAGCCAAGCCATTGTGGCCAAGTGCGGTCTTCAGGCGGAGCAACACGTCGAGATCAACACGCTCACGAAGGACAAACTTGTAGGGGACTCGTTCCTTGTTCAAGGAAGCGCGAAGATCAGTGTTCCTGGGGATGGCCACTACGGCTTTGCGCTCTATGGCTACGCGCCCGGTCTCCGTGTAGTGTGGAGCGCGGTGAGTCAGTCCTTCGAGTGATAGGAGTCCTGCGATGAAGTTCCCGGTGAAGTTCAGTCGGTACAAGGGCGGCTCCGCTGGTCAGCCGGTACTCGGTTCGGACACCATTCCGACGACCAAGCCGGGAACTCAGGACAACTTCGCTCCGCTGCGATCGGTCAGCAAGAACGGGTGGCCTACCAAGCGTGTCGCGCTCGCAGCGGCCTTTTTCGGATCTGCGGCTACCCCACCCGCTCTCAATGTCAGCGCGTATGTGTGGGATGATGCTCTTGGGTTCTGGATCCTCTGCACGGGCAGCGCGACGAGCATCACCCCGGGGAACACGACGAGTAACCCCGTGACTCCGACTGTTCCGACCTTCTTCGACGTGCCTTGCCTAGGCGACTCCGCTCCGACGTACAGCAACATTCAGTCAGGAACCGATCTCGGAACGCTCGGAGTGCTCTTCATCGTGAGCGACAACACTGCTGCGAACGGAGAGTATCGATTTGTCGTCGGTCCGGTGCTCAACGAAAAGAGCATCTAGTGTTCCGACAGTGGCTTGGCGAAAGGCTCATGGCCTTTGCCGTCAAGCTACTCGACGTCGAGAAGATCGTTCGCGAGGTTGAACAAGAGAAGCCGCGAGAGGATGAAGAAGACTGGGACGTTGCGGTCCATCCCGCGGTCACACTCGGTCCCAAGGCGCTCGCGATGCTCGAGTTCGCGCGCATGCCCGCTCCGCCGGCTAAGCGGAAGACGGTAGTGCCTCTCCGTGGCAGCTTGCAGGATCGAATCGAGAGGGCTCGCGCGCTTCGTCGCTAAGGGCTCGTGACACCTAACGGGACTTCTGCCATCTTGGATGCAGATGGCGCAGGATCGCAATACGACGCGTCCCGAGAGGGCAGCGGTTCCTACTGGATTCAAGCGCCTACCCGCCGAGGCATCGACGGATCAGATCATTCACGCCTTTCACGAGATGGCGATTGCCTACGCTACGATCGCAGCCGAGTACACGACTACGATTCCGGAGCTGCAAAAAGACAACGAAGAGATGCGCGTGATCCAGGAAGCGCATGGAGTGCGACTTGGACGTCTCGAAGTTTGGCGTGCAGAAATGGAAGCGTCGGTACTACCTCCCATGCGAGAAAAGTTCGCGAGTTCAAACGACATCGCGGCGCACATCGGAGAGGTAGCGGCCAAGCACATCGAGGCCGAGCAGAGGAATGTTTCGACGCCCCCACCCGATGCTGCGAAGATTGCGCAGATCATCGCCGATCCGGTCAAGATCGCGGTCGACGAGATCAAAGCCGGGTGGTGGGATCGCCTCGAGAAAGAGCGCAAGGATGCGGAGTCGGAGCGTGTCCGGGTGGAGCTGAAGGCCAAGGAGCAACGCGATGCACTCGCACTCGACAACGAGCGATCGAGGAACAAGACGAAGTGGGCAATTGCTCTCGCAGCGGCGTTGGCCTTGGGGACACTCATTCGGGAACTCGCCGAGCACTATCTGGTAAGGTAACCGGGCCATGCCGATGGGTGAGATGCAGCAAGCGGGAACTACCGCTTTGGGAGACGGGGGGACGGGTAGCTCCCGTTTCAGGGCGAAGACGTTCCTTGTCTCGCAGCGCTTCCGCGATCTCGACCGACGGCAGTCCTATTACGACTGCACGCAGAACGACTACAAGCGCTTCGACTTCGAAGGGCGCGTCATCTCCTCGGCGGGCGGCATCTCTGCGACGCAGCCACTTCTGAGTTCGGAGAAGTTCGCGCAGTACATCCCGCTTCGTTCGCGACGCCCCTCGAGTCCCATCCGGCTCGCGCGCGCGATCGTCAACACCTTCACCAACCTCGTTTTCGGCGAGGGACGCTTTCCGACGTTCCAAGTACAGGGCGACGATCAGAGCGAGGACTTCATCGCCACGCTCGTACGCAAGATGTCGCTCCCCGTGAAGATGATCCAGGCGCGTAACCTTGGCGGCTCGGTCGGCTCCGTTGGATTGTCGTGGTGCTACCTCGAAGGCAAGCCGCGGTGCGAGGTGCACAACACGAAATTTTGCTACGTGCATGAGTGGACGGATCGCGAGCAACACATTCCCCGGCACGTCACGGAGCTGAAACAAGAAGCGGTCGACGAATGGGATCCGCAGAAAAAGCAGTACGTCAGAAACGTCTACTGGTACCGCCGCGACTGGACTCCAAACGTCGACATCATCTTCGTTCCCGTGCTCGACGAGCCGGGCAAAGATCCGATCTTCGTTCCTGATCTCGCACGCAGCGAGGAGCACAACGACGGCACGATCCACTTCGTGTGGATCCAGAATACGCCCTGCGACGATATCGACGGACTTCCGGACTACGAGGGTCTTTACGAGCCGTTCGATGCGCTCGACATCCTCGCCAGCGTGGTGATGAAAGGAGCGACGCTCAACCTCGATCCCACACTCAAGCTCCAGATGGATCCCGACATTGTCAATCGGATGGGGATCAAGAAGGGCAGTGACAACGCGCTTATCACGGGCAAGGACGGCGACGCGGATTACCTCGAGCTAAGCGGTCAGTCGATCGAAGCGGGGATCAAGCTCATCGAAGCCAAGCGCCGATCCATTCTCGAGGTCGCGCGGTGCGTGATCCCGAACTCCGAAGACGCGACGGCCAACGGCACGTCATCGGTGGCGATGAAGATGCTCTACGCGCCGTCGCTCGGTGTCTGCGACATCCTTCGCGAGCAGTACGCGCAGGGCATGATCCAGCTTCTCGAGGGGATGACGCAAGTCGCGCGCATTGCCGCTGCATCGCCGATCTCGATCTACGACAACGACGGCAATGAGCAACAGGTTCAGCGCGTCGTCAATCTTCCTCCGCGCGTGCAACAGGTCCAGGCTCCTCCTCAGCCCCATGCCCTTCCCGAGCCGACGGAGCCCGGGGAAGAGCCGAGCGAGTCGCAAGAGCCGGATCCGGACAATCCCAATCCCAATCAGCCCCCCAAGCCGGAGTTCGACAAGATCGAGCGCACGCCGGGCGAGGGTGGTGAGATTGAGGCGCAGTGGGGTCCGTACTTCCTACCGACTCCGACTGATCAGCAAGCCGTTGTCACCACGCTTTCGACGGCGCTCGGACCCGGAAACCCTTTCATGTCCCAGCAAACGGCCGTGGAGATCGCGATGCAGGCGTTTGGGCGTCCCGCGGCCGACGAGCAACAGCGCGTCGCTCAGGAGTCGGCTCAGCAGAAGGCCGATCAGATGCAACAGCTCCAGGGCATCGGGGGAGCGCCTGGCAAGGATGGTATGCCTCCGGGTGCCAAACCGAAGCCTGGAGGCGGTGGAGCGCCAAAGCCACCCGGGGGCGGCGGAGGTGGGGGTGCGGGCGGAGCGGACACACAGAGCGGCAAGACGAGCGACGACGATGATGCTGAGGTCTAGCCGTGGCCGATCTTGCGCAACAGGCGCACGCGGTCCTGTCCAAGAACAAGCGTGACGCGATCTCTCTTGTCTCTGGGCTAGGCGTTCGCAAGACGCGTGCGCTTCTCGAGACAGCGGCTCGCGATCTCCAGAAGCGGATCGATCAGCGCGTGCGTGCGCAGACGGGCGAGCCGTTCACGCTCACGCAGCTTCGCACGACGCTCGCTCAGGTGCGCGAGACTATCCGCGAGCTGTCCGATGGTGTGACGGGCGTTATTCTCGACACGAGTCACACGGCGGCCGAGCATGCGGTAGAGCACACGGTCGACTATCTGAAGCGGGCAGACAAGGCCTACCGCGGACTCGGAGAACAACCCCTCGCACTTCGCGAAGCCGCGATGCTCGAAGAATCGATTCAGGGAACTCGTTCGAGCGTTCTTCATCGACTCGCAGCCGATCCAGGGGACGATGATCATCCCGCGCGTCCGGGGATCCTTCAGCGCTATGGACTCAACACCATCGACTACTTCGAGAAGACTCTTCAACGCGGTCTCATTGCGCGAAAGACCTGGGGGCAGATGGAGAAGGACATCACGGAGCAGAGTCCCTTTCTTCAACAGGCTCCCGCGTTCTGGGCTCGTCGTATCGTGGCGACTGAGATTATGGGTGCCTACTCACGGAGCACATGGGAGTCGATCCGAGAAGCCGATCAGGACTTGGGTGACATGGTCAAGATCGCAAGCAGCGTTTTTGATGAGAGAACGAGTGCTGATTCGTACGCTTTGCATGGAGCCATCAGGCGTCCGGAGGAGGCTTTTGAAACCTGGTACGGACCTATGTTACACCCTCCGGACCGTCCGCTAGACAGAGGTATTTTAGTACCTCACCGCGTTTCGTGGCCCATTCCTCCCTACCTTGTTTGGCGGGATGCAGCGGACATCTTGAAAGCCTGGAGACGCGATGGGCGAAAAGGTTCACCTCCTCCGAGACCTCTCATGACGACGGTGCCTCTCAATCAATTCGGACGCGCATCCGATTCGAGTCTCGGCGAAGACATCCGCACGAACGGGTGATCTTTCGAAGAAGGTTCGCTCCTCCGACGATGATCCATATTTTGCATGTACAGATGCACATCCATCGGCTCTTGCCGTGGCGATCGTTTTCTACACGCTCCATTACGCGCAGACGGTCAAAAATGTCACCCGGGCGGATCTGGGGTCGGTGGTGAGCGAGGAGAGATGGAGTCGACAACGTTCGTTCGACTGACCATCCAAGAGCAATGCGTCCGTACAAGATGTGACGTTTGATGCCACTGACTTCGGCCCATTCGGCGATCGTTTTGGTCGAACCTTGGTATGTCAGGTGGACGTTGCTTCTGCGATTACGGGCCTGCTGGCGCCATGTTGCCCATATGCAGTTCGTAGGTTCGTAGTTTCCATTGTTGTCCTTGCGCTCGATGCTGTGCAGACAGCTCGGGCGGGGACCCATGTCAGAGAAGAATGTATCGAACGCGTGCCACTCTTCGCACACGCGAATGCCGCGCCCGCCATATCGTGGGTAACTCTTGTGATGAGGATCCTTGCAACGGGCATGCATGCTCCTCCAGATGCGACGTTCGGCGAGGGCTCTCATCACTTCTGAAGTTATCATAGAGAACACTACTTGCTCACTTTGGTACTGCTGTTGCTTGAGACTAAAGTTCCTGTTACCTCTCTAGGAGCGGACCGAAAGTCGACTTTCGGTCGGAGGCGTGAAGATGGCCAAGCCCTTCAAGGTGACCGAGACTTCGAAGACGAACACCAACGAGGTCAAGCCCATCGTTCAGCCGGACATGGGTAAGGCTGTCGTGGAATCCCAGCACACGGGCGAGCCTCTCCCGGACGGAAGCAAGGACTCGATGCGCGAGCCTCGGATCCCTTGGCCGCAACCCGTTCTAGGCGTAGACCACAAGCCGTTCAAGAACACGAGCAAGAAGTAGGAGATCCTCCATGGCCAACGACAAAGCAGCTCCCCCCTTCGCGACCTCGGATGGCAAGCCGAAGATGACGGCAAGCACCGGCGGATCGGGCGGACGCGACTTCACCAAGGAGAGTCGCCCGCAGAGCGGCGACGAGACCGGCGGGGCTGCGAAAAACAGCAACAACACCGGCGGACGCGACTTCACCAAGGAGAGTCGCCCGCAGAGTGAGGCGAAGCCCGAAGTCGTCCCCAATCCCCAGGAGATCCCCGCGGGCGGCAAGGTGCTTCAGGCCGATCCCGGTGCGGTGAGCGCGAAGGTCTCGGGGACGGCGGAGCACACGACTCCTACGTCCAAGCTCCCGGTCAAGGGTCTGAAGAGCTACTAAGGCGCGATCCAAGTGGGTCTCCAAGTCGTTCTAACCGCGCAGCTCGTCATCGGGCCGGGACAGGTCTCGGATTCGTACTTTCCGAGCGGCTCGACAACGATTCCGATCTTCCTCAACCCGACACCGAAGACGTATGCAGTCGACACGGGACCTCAGCGTCCTCAGGTCAACAGTCCATCGGCGTTTGTGGCTCTCTCAGGAATCGGTTCTGGACAGACGGTGACCCAAGCGTCTTATTTCTACTTTCGGTGTCAAACCCCCGTTCAGCTGAAGATCACCTACCTGGGTGATGCGACGCAGTACATTCGGTACGTGAACGGTGTCGTGATGGAGGAGTGCGATCCCACTCATCCAATCACCAGCGTGCAGATCCAGGGGTCCGGTCAAGTCGAATACTGGGCCTGCGGTCTCCAGTAGCGGGACTTTGCGGACAGGTGTAAGGTCGAGCCACTCAGAGGAGACGACGATGACGGTCAATATCAACTCGATTGCACTCGCGGCAGCTCTCAACACGGCACCTGCCGGTCAGATCGCAGACATCATGCGAGCGATCGGTTTCGGATCGATCACCCGTCGGCTGAGCGCAACGCTCCGACGCCAGAATCCCAATGCGCAGACGGCGGGCACTGCGAGTCCGTACGATCTCGGGACTCTTCAGGTCATCTTCCTTCCGGACGATGCGAAGGCGAAGAGCATCTCTCGCGTTTGCGCTCGCGCGAATGCGGGCAGCGTCGCAAACGGTGAGCTGACCATCGAGCCGGCATACACCACGCCTTCGACCACTCAGGTTGCGGTGACGCCTTCGGGCAACATCGCTTTCCTGGGCTCCGACGAATACAGCGACGTGGACATCGACTACACCCCGGCCGATCAGGACGTGATCGAGGTGACGCTTCCCGTCGTGTCGAACGTCATCGTTCTTCCGACGAGCATCGCCGGTACCGCGGGTGCGGGTACTCCGGCTACGTCCACCGCAGCCGCCGTCAACAATGTCGGCAACGCAGTGGGCGTCAACATGATCATGGAGGTCACGGCGCTCGCCGGGACCACTACGGGCAACTTCATCGTGATCGCGCCGGGCTCCGCGCCTGGCACGACCAAGGAAGCCAACTTGGATCTCACCAAGAGCAAGGTCCAGTTCAAGTCCAGCGACGCGGTCACGCTCGCGCGCGTCAAACTCGGAGTCTTCCGCGCGATCGACTTGAACGCGCTCCTCGAAGCTCCCTGCAACTTCTTCTGATCGAAAACACCGCGTGCGCGTGAAGCGCACGCTTCACGGAGGCGCACATGCCGGATCCTGTTGCTACGCCGAAGCCTGGAGAGACACCCCCGATCGTTCGCGACGCGCACGGTCACGAGGTGTCTCTTCAGCAATCCAAGCTCGCGGAGACCGAAACTCCGCCGGCACCCGCTCCCAAGGTCGAGGCGCCGAAGCCAGCGACGACTACGCAAGCGGCTCCCGCTCCCACGACGCCTACGGAGCCCAAGCGGGCGCGTGTCGGAGTGGACGATGCGATTCCCGAAGACGCCGATCTAATCGAGCTTCCTCGGCGAGCGCTCGATTCGCGTCTTGCGCGTCACACGAAGGCGCAGCTCAAGGACCGATTCGGGACGTCCGATCTCGACGAGATCAAAACGAAGCTCGACAGACTCGGAGAGCTGGAGAAGGCGGAGGAGGAGCGCAAGCGGGCAGCGATGTCCGAGCAAGAGCGCGTCACCGCTGATCTCGAGCGAGAGAGACAACTCCGTGTCGATGCAGAGAGACGCGTCCAGCGCATGCAGGAAGAGAAGGTCATCAACAAGACGAACTCTCGTCTAGGCCAACTCGCCGTCAAGCACGTGCGTTCGAAGTACTCGGACTACGCACTTGGCAAGCTCGCAGCGCACTTGCGAAACGAGTACACGGATGCGGAGCTGATTCGGCTCAAGGACTCCACTCTTGACGAGTGGTTCGCGAACTTCGCGAAGGAAAATCCCGAGCTTGCGCGCAAGCCCGCGGAAGCCGCTGCGCCCGTGCCTCCGAAGAAGGTCCCGCTGACCAACGGTGGCCGGCCGCGGAAGCCGGAGTCCAGTCCATCGAGCGGCACGTCGCAGGCACGGAGCTTCGCTCCGAGCGCTGAGGCTCCCATGTCCTCGCAAGAGGCGAAGGCGGAAGCGGCCAAACAGGGATACCGCTGGTGATTGTCCTGGACCGAAAGTCGACTTTCGGTCCTAGACAGCCTTCAGTTCGTCAGTTAGCTTCAGAGTCGTAGCGGCAGAACCCTCCAAACGCGGCACACCGGCGGTAACAGGTGGAAACGGCGGGAATGGCTGCGAAGTGAATCGGTAGACGCCTATTGCGTCCCGAAGGCCTCGCACCCCTCATCCGGAGTTTCCACCCATGCCCGGTATCGTTCTCGGAGTCCCCGCGGCGGTGCTCTCCCTTCAACAGCAAGGTCTGTTGGAGCGAGCGTTCCACGACGGTTTGTTCCCCAACCTCGCGTTCCGCGCCGAAGCGATGCCCGAGGAGTGGCCCGCCAATACGGGTCAGCAAGTGTTCATGACGAGGCCGGGACTTCTCCCGACCATCGTGACGCCGATCACCCCTGGCACGGATCCGCTTCCCCAGGCGATTCCGTTCGAGCAGTGGATCGCGACCCTGAATCAGTTCGCAGGGACGGTCGATACCCACATGCCGACGTCGACCACGGCGAACGCGAACCTGTTCCTTCGGAACCTGCATCAGCTTGGGCTCCAGGCGGGACAGTCGATCAATCAGATCGCGCGTAACTCGCTCTTCCAAGCGTACCTCTCGGGACAGACGGTCCTGAGCGTGGCAACCGGATCGAGCGATCAGGTGATCCAGGTCGCGAGCTGCAACGGCTTCACGGATGTCGTGATCCCGGGCGGCAACGTCGCTCCTCAGCCGGTCAGCGCGCAGTACCCGCTTCCGATCACCATCGGTACGGGCGCGAGCGCGGTCAGTGCATCGGTCATCGGGTATACCCTCAACAACCCGGCCGATCCGAACGGTCCAGGCACACTGACTCTCGCTGCAGCGGTCGGATCCGTCATCGCGATCCGCACCCAGGTGGTCAGCGCCTACGCTCCGACCGTCATCCGCTCCGCCCCAGGCGGTTCGGTCGATGCCATCGGCGCGGCGGACACCGTCACGCTTCAGCAGGCGATCAACGCGGTCGCCTTCCTTCGCCGCGCGAACGTGCAGCCGCACGACGACGGGTTCTTCCATGCTCACGTATCCCCTCTGTCCAACGCGCAGTTCTTCGCGGATCCGGTGTTCCAGCGGATCAATCAGAGCCTTCCGGAGCACGTGATCTACAAGGAAGGATTCATCGGGACGATCGCCGGGATCATGTTCTTCATGAACACGGAATCTCCCGAGTCGTTCAATAGCGGCACGCTGACGTCCACCGCGCAGAGTGGCATCTACGCTTCCGGCATCGGAGCGGAGACGACCAACGGAACCGGCGTGAACATCGGACGCGTTCTCATCACGGGCAAGGGCTCGGTGTACGAGAAGTACATCGACGAGTCTGCGTACGTGACAGAAGCGGGCATCATCGGGAAGATCGGTGAGTTCGACGTGATCAACAACGGGCTCAACATCTTGACGGAGCGCATCCGTCTCGTGCTTCGTGCACCGATGGACCGTCTCCAGCAGACGGTGAGCGCGTCGTGGTCGATCTCGACGAGCTTCCCCATCCCGAGCGACATCACGGCTCCGAGCGGCTCTCAACGGTATAAAAGAGCCATCGTGTTGGAACACAGTATCTAGTTGCGAGTACGGTTGGCCGGGGTGAGTAGGCACTATCCTCTCACCCCGGTCGACGTGCGCACGATGCGTAAGGCGTGTTAGCCTTCCTTTCGGAGGTCAGCACATGCGCACCGTAGTCAAGAGATCAGCTGCAGTCACCGCGTCGCACAACGAATCCACGGATACGTCTCCCATGGTCGGGGGGACCAGTGGACAGCCCGAGGATCCCAACCCGCGCGCGACGCGCATTCACGGGATCGATGACGTGGCTCCTAGCGGGACCCGAGATGATCGCCCCGTAGTCGAGCCGAAGCGGTATCGAGTGGTCGGCGGTCCCCCTTCAGTGATGTACGGCGGGGGAAGTGTTCGGATGGTGCTCGGCAAGATCGTCACGGATGCGAGCACCGATGTCGACTTGCTCCGCCGACAAGGTGTGGTGCTCGAAGAGCTGAAGGAAGAGCAAGCGGCGTAAGACGCGATGATCTCCGAGAACGACAGAGCGCGCGCCCGTGGGCACATGGGGTATCTCCAAGTGCAACAGTCGGCGACCTTCCAACTCGGGATCCCCGCGGGTACGCAAACGCAGTTCACGATCGAGCTGGCGTTCACGAAGATCCTTCCGAGCGCGGAGAAGAAGTTCCGCGAACTACTTGATCGTCTCGACATGATCGAGGAACAGATCGTCGGCGACACGGAGAACGTTGCTGTAGATAAGGTCGACGAGATTGAGCTTCGGAAGGACGAGTTTCGTCAGCTCATTCTTCGCTACCAACATTGGCAAGGAGCGTTGGCCAACCTCATGGGCATCGTCCCCAACCCCTTCGATCAGCGCCCCTGGCTTGGATCGGGTTGGAACGGCGGTGGCGGGGGAATCAACGTCGGAGTTATTCACTAGGAGGTTCGCATGCTCAGGATTCTCACACTCGTTTCGGTCGTCACCCTCTCGACTTGCAGTCAGCAAGAGGCGAAGTCGATCGACAACGCCATCTTCACGGTCGAACAGGGCGCGTGCATCGCGCTCAACGTCGGTGTCTTCGGGGACACCAACGCGGTTCAAGAGCTGGATCAGCTCTGCAACATCGCGCCGGCCCTCAACACGCAGGTGCAGAACATGATCAACAGCTTCGGAGCGCAGAAGGCTGCGAAGGAAGCGGCGGCAAAGAAGTAGATGGCACGCATTCGGGCGCTCTCACCGGAGCAAGCGAAGCGAACGCTTGCGAACAAGCTCGGTGGTCTTACCGATCGAGTTCGTCAGCTCGCTACGAACTTCGGTGTGCGCCCGTATCGTGTTTTCCTTCGGTGGACGCAGTGGACAGGTACCGAGCGTGGTGAGGGACAGGAAAACGTCATCCTCACCATCGAGATCTTGCCGACACCGCGACTCACTAATCTCGATTCTCTTTCCTTTTCCTTCTGGCACGCCGGTCAGATCCCCGTCGGCTCCGTGCGACTCGACAGGATCTCGGTTGCGTCGTTCACATCGGACATCCTGTTGGGCAAGGCGTTCCCAAACACTGCCATCCTCGAGCGCTACAAGGAATGCGGGATGATTCCACCCGCTCCGCCGCTCGTCGCACCACTCCCTGGAATGGATCCGCGTGAGCCACACATCCCCGAGCCCTACGAGTTCTTCTACGAGATCGTCGAAGACGGGCGGGGGGACAATCCCGCCAAGCGCGCCAAGTTTCGTCCGATGAATCAGCCAATGCGTCGCGCGGGCAAGGTCGACTGGACGATCATGCTCGAACGCGTGAGCCAAGACAGGACGCGAGACGACGAGAGTGCCATCGGGACGGGATTGGAAGGTTGACCCATGCCGGTCTCTTTCACCATTCCCGGCGAGATTCCTTCGTTCAATGCGTGGCTCGACAAGGGCATCAAGGAAGGCATGCGTAAGGGCGCTCTTTCTGCCGCTCAGCGCATCGTCGAGATCATCACGACGGAGATCATCCCGGATCAGAACCCCCCGCCTGTCTTCATGCGGGCATACGCGGCAGGTTGGCATGCAGAGCCGACGGCGGAGGGTGCGGACATCGTCAACTCTGTTCCGTACGCCTCGATCATCGAGTACGGCGCGCGGGGAGAGAACATCAAGATCGGACGCGCGATGATCGACGCGATCGCTCAGTGGGTTCTTCGCAAAGGCCTCGTCGGCAAGCCGGGAAAGTCAGGATCGGATGCCCGTCAGCGACAAGACACCCAAGCGCGTGCCATCGCATGGGCCATCGCTGTCCACATGAAGAAGGTCGGTATCTTCAATCGCGACGGCAAGAAGGGCCTCCGCATTGGAGAGAAGGCGCTCGACAAGGGACGAGCCGTGGTCGGGGAAGAGATCGCACGTGAGCTGATGAACGCACTGGGGTCGCGATGAGTAGCGGCATCATTCCGCAACAGCTCGTGCCCAATCTCCTCGGCACGCCGTGGGGACAAGTCTTTCCACCGAAGTCGGCGGCTCCCTTCCCTGCGCTCGATGGTCGTACGGCTGCACTCTACGTGCTCCGAGATTACGTCACTGCGTTGACGTTCTGGCGCTATGCGGGCCCGAGCGCTCCGCCGACTGCGTTCCAGATCAAGCCGGAAAACTTCTACGTCGAGTGGCCCGACTTCACGGCGGACATGGTGACTCCGAGTGTCGCTATCGTGCACTCCCGCGCAGACTACGACGTCATCGGGCTCGTCTCGTACATCGAGGAAGAGACGCAAGACGTCTACGCACCGAACACCGTTCTCCAGTGGCAAGCGGAGTACGTCGAGACCATCAACCTCGAGATCTGGACTTCCAAGAAGTCCGAGCGGCGTGCGCTTCTTGCGGGCCTCGAGACGGCGTTCTCTCCAACAGAGCAAGCGAGCGGTCTTCGCTTCAAGATGCCGCTCTACTACAACGAGCTTGTTGTCTTCACGCTGATGCGGCGAGAGATCATGGACGAGCCCGACGCGGCAAGAAACCGGCGACGTGCGCAGCTCGAGATGGAGATGCGCTTCAACATCGTGGCACTCGTCAACGTGGTCGATGCCAAGCCCGTCATCAAGGTCAACGTGGATGTTGATCTCGACACCAACATCCCAGTCAATCTCGATGTACCGGGGGCTCGCTTGGGTCCCGATCTCCAAGGAAAGTACAACTTCGATCGGGCGATGCAGCCTTCCGGCACACGCCCCAATCCCGCCTTCGATCCCACTCCCTAGGAAAGGGCTCGTAAAGTCGGGCCCTATCTGACAGAATCTTCGCAGATCCACCCTCCCCGTAGGAGCGACTCATGGCATCCGTATTCGTAAGGCGGTTCCTCTTCGATCCCGGGAACAATGTTCTTTTGAACATTGAGAGCGTCAACATCCTGGATCTGACACCGCCGGGATCGATCGCTGGAATCGGAACCGGAACGGTGCTGATCGTCGGCGAGTTCGAGAACGGACCCTTCAACACGCCAACAGAGGTCAACGGCGCGAGCGACTTGTCCCAGAACTGGGGACTGCTCGGGTACACCTACGGCGGGGTGCAGGGCTTCAACCCTTGCGCGGCTTCGAGATATGCGGACAACACGCTCGCCGCGGAGAACTGGAACGGCAATGCGTTCGTTCAGCTGAACGGCAAGCAGTTCGCTCAGCTCGTCGTCTGTCGGGTCAATACCTCCGTGGGTGCGGTGACTCTCACGTCGCGGGCCTTCATCACGGGTAATGCCGCATTCCGTTACTTCCTTGCCCCCGGAGATGTGCTCGGGCTCGACGTCGGAGCGGGACCGCAAACAGCGACCTTCACGGCGACCGCTGCAACCGTGACCAGCGTCAGCGCAACCTACGCCATGTCGGCGGGGCAGACCGTGACCCTCGGCTACGATGGGGCTCCCAACTTCACGGTCACTTTCCTCGCGAGCGATACAACGCAAGCCGCGGTCATCGCGCGGATCAATCAGTACGCTGGATTCACTTTCGCTGCGACGGCGACGGGACAGTTCTCCCTGACCGGCATTCAGCAAGGCAATCAGGGACAGGTGCGCGTCGTCTCGTCGTCTTCGGGTGGAGTTCTCACGGCACTTGGGCTCACGGTGGGAACGACATTCGGCACGGGCAACGTCGCCAACATCCAAGCGGTTACCGAGGCGGAGATTCAGACAGTCGTCCAGGCTGCGGTTTCGAACACGGCCGTCGAGATCGATCCGAACGGCGCGCTCCGGATCTCCAAGACGACGGCGCTCGCGCAGGACTACGTCTACGTCACGTCAGCGACGACATCGAACGTGCAGACGTCGATGGGATTCGTCCCTGGACAGCAAGGCTCGAACCTCGGAGTGGGCTTCGTTCTGACGTCCACCGAGACGTACCCGCTCACCAACACGGGAACGATCACCCTCGCGGTCGACGACAACTTCGGTGCGCAGGGCGTCAACGGCGGAGTTCCTTTCGTTGTCACCATCACGGCGAGCATGGCACTCGCTGCCCTCGTCTCGGCGATCAACACGGCGGCGGGAACTACTGTCGCATTCGCAGACTCGACAGGTGGCTTCTCGCTTGTCGGTAAGACCCCCGGCGGACGGATCAACGTTGTCGGCGCGAGCGCGGCCAACGTGCTTTCGCAGATGGGACTCGCGGTCGGTATCTACAACGGGTCCGGCCTGCCCATCGGGCTCATTCCCGCGGGTACCATCGTTCAGGACGCGTCCGCCGCACACGTCTTCGTGACGATGCAGGACGTATCCTTCTCGACTACGGGTGTCACTGTCGGTGGTCTCGTCGCTCCGACGATGGGCCCGTGGTCCGTTCCCATTCGCCACGCGCTCGACAACACCCTCGGACTCGGAGCGACGGCGGGAGCCATCGTGGTCCTTCCGAATCCGGTGCTGAGCTACTCCTTGTCGGTCATCAATCCTCAGGTGATCACCGCAGCACTCTCCGACTCGCAGATCGACGCGCAGTACATCAACGCGCTCAACTCGACGCTCGACATCAACACGGTCGCCAAGACCGTGAACATTCTCTACAGCGCGCGGCAGTCGAACACGGTTCGCAAGGGTGTGAAGGCGAATGCGCTCAATGCGAGTTCGAACGGGTGCTACGGGCGGGTCGCGGTCATCCGCACGCCTCTCGGTACGAACAAGAACGTCGCCATGTCGTCCACCGCAGAGCCCGGAGTGGGCGCGTACCGCGATCAGCGCGTCATCTACTGCTGGCCTCAGGGCAACACCTTCGTTCCCATCATCGGTCAGCGGGGGACGGCGGGTGGTCTCGGCTACACGTACAACGGCAACGTGGACGTGGGCGCCGATGGCTTCATGGCCTCGATCCTCAGCCAGCTCCCACCCGAGGAGAACCCCGGTCAGGAGACGCCGTTCACCACGGCACTCAACTCACTCGAGTCGAGTCCCAACGCAGCGGGACTGCAGATCACCGACTACATCAACCTGAAGGCGGCGGGCATCGCTGCCCTCCGGATGGACTCGGGGACGGCGATCTTTCAGTCAGGAGTCACCAGCGTCGATCCGAACGTCTACCCCTCACTCGTTCGGATCTCGCGTCGGCGCATGGCGGACTTCATTCAGGACAGCCTCGCGCAGCTGGCGAGCGGCTTCGGGAAGAAGCTGTCTACGAACGCACGCCGTGCGGGGCTCACTTCGGAGATCCGGGCGTTCATGGAACAGCTCTTGAACAAGGGCAATCCGAACGGTCAGCGCATTGCCGGCTACACGGTCGACGGTGTCACGGGCAACACGCCGGACACTCTCTCGCTCGGTATCTTCCGGATCATCGTCAACGTCCAAACACTTCCGTCGCTCGACTCGATTGTTCTTCAGACGACGATCGGCGAGCAAGTCCAAGTGCAAGAGGTCTTTCCCCAGGCGGCGTAGTTTCGCCCTGAACAGGAGGATTCAACGTGCCCGCGGTAAAGAACCCCAGTCAGCGCATCAAAGGTCAGGAAGTCGCCATCCTCATCACACAGGACGGCGCTCTTCAAGACACCCTCGTCGACATCCAGAACTTCAACCTGGAATCGCAATTCGAGATCAAGTCGCAGGGCTATCTCGGAGAGAAGACCAACCGGAAGGACTTCATCTACAACGGATGCAAGTTCGACATGGAGCTTCACCTGCATAAGCAGGACTGGTTCAACTTCCAGCAGTCGCTCAAGGACAAGGCGCAGCGCACCAACCCGGACTCTCAGTTCAACATCACGGGGGTGTTCTCGTTTCCCAACGGCGATACTCCGACCGTGCTCATTCCGGATGCATCGTTCGGATCCAACCCGACATCGATCTCTAGTCGTGGCGACTACGTGAAGGTCAAGCTCGAAGGCGAAGCGGACGACTTCACGGCGACCACCAGCTAGCCCAAAGACCCACCGGAGGCGCACATGCAGTAGGACCGAAAGTCAACTTTCGGTCGTATGAGCTTCCGGCTCGACGCTTTACCGAGTACCTCCCACTCCGTTGTTCGGTCGACGGAGTGAACATGACTCGGGGTGGTTGTGCGCCTCCTGCGTTGGGTCGGAAGCTCTCTCAACGGAGGCGCACAAGCCCATGGACAACGAAGAAGCAAAGGTAGATACGAAGCCGCGAACGATCGACGAAGCGTTCGCCGTCATGAGCGACATCGAAGCGAAGGCGCTCGAAGACGACACCTTCACGCAGGCCGAGGAACTCGGCGCCCCTCCCAAGAAAGAGGATGGCGAGAAGAAGCCCAGTCCTCTCGAGGAAGTCGGATCGAAGCCCATCCCTGACTTCGTGACCTTCCCTTCCGGTTTCCGTGTGCCGCCGGGAAAGGAAGTCATCGTCATGGTCTTTCGGGCCAAGTGGACCGACAGGCCGGAGCGAGGTGATCGCTGGTGTCTTCTCTGGTCCCTCTCGGATGCAGACGAAAAGCTCGCTCTCAAGAGGACGCGCGGAGAATCCGCTCGATCCATCGGGGAGCTGGCCAAGCAATCGATCCGCCTCATCGATGGCAAGCGCGCGGATTGGACGAAGACGCTCGCAGAGGGCTATGACGTCGATCGTTTCTGGGACGAGATCGGCGCCAAGTGCCGTCAGCGCGTGGTCGATTTCTACCTCAAGATGCACTCGCTCAAGGCGGAAGAGCTGACGGATTTTTTCGAGAATTGTCTCTTCGTCAGGAAAGCGGGTGGGTAGAAGAGGCGTGGCAGACCCCGGATCCGGATCTCGTCGATGACTCGCTCGCAATCCTCGCCGTTCGAGATGGCTCCGCGGCAGACGTCGTGTGGCATCACATCATCGACATCGATCCGGAAGAGAAGCTCCTCGACACGGCGCGAATGAAGATGGCGCTTGCGCGTTACGGGCGACAGAGCCTTCTTCAGTGGGACGACGTCCCCGTCAGCGAGATCCGATTCTGGTATGATCGCTTGAAGGAGCTGTTCGAGAACGAGAGATCCCCAGAAGCCATAAGCGAAGACTGAGAAACCTCCCGTGGCCGAAGAACAACAGCAATCCGCTGAACTCCGACTGAAGCTCGTCATCGACGATCAGACGTCGGAGACCGTGAATCGGCTGCGGGAGAATCTCGGAGGAGTCGAAGAGCACACCCACGCCATCGCGGGAGGCACCCATGAGATCGCGATGGGTGTCTTTGAGGGCAATGCCTACTGGGAGGCGATGAAGGTCACGATCGAAGGGATCGAGGAAGGCGTCAAAGCCGTCTTCGAAGTCGCCGAAGATCTGACGAAAGAAGCTGTCCACGCAGCCGACGAAGCGTCGCGGCAACAGCGTGGCATGACGGGCATGCTCCACCTGATGGATCAGGGGCAGCACTCGATGCAAGCCGTCGCCGACTACGCGGGTGAGGTTCGTGAGGAACTCGAGAAGGGAGGACTCGCAGCGGGTGTCTCTACGCAGACGATGACGGAGATGTTTTCGACCATCGTTGAGCGTGGGCACATGTCGAGCGAGGCTGCGAAAGAGCTGACCCTTCAGATGGCGGAGGTCGGCAAGATCACACGTGGAGGAACGCAAGGTCTCGCCGAGGGCTTCGCGATGATGGAGCTGGGGATCGTGCGCGCGCGCAATCCGCTCGTACAGCTCATCGCAACGACGGGCATCCTTCACGGCAATGCGAAGGCGGTTGCTGCGCAGCTCCAGAAGATGACGCCTGAAGATCAGATGAAGAAGGCGGAAGAAGCTGTCCGCCGGCAAGCCGAGTCGCTCAAGTCGGGCGGTGGTGTGAAGCTCACGATGGGTGAGTACAGGACGAGCTTCGAGGGGTATCGAGAGATGCTCTTCGAGGCCATCGGCAAGCCGATCAACAACACCCTTCTTCCGATGCTCGGGCGCGTGCAGGCGTGGCTCGCGGAGCACGCAGAGCAGATCAAGGAGTTCGGTCAGCATGTCGGCGAGAAGGTCGCGGAGTGGATCAACAAGATCGCTCCTCTCCTTGAGCACGCGTTCGACTTCCTCTACTCGCACACCGACGACATGATGAACGCGCTCGAGAAGGGTGCCACGGCTCTCTACAACGCCGTCGAGTACATCGTCGCACACAAGGATCTCATCCTGGCTATCGGTGCCGCGGCAGGCATCGGAAAGGGGGCCGGGGCGCTCGCTGGCGCCCTTCCTGGCATGGGGTCCGCCCTAGGCAGGGGGGTAGGGGCGGTCGGCGGTGTGGGCTCTGCTGTGGGCCTTGGCGTGGGCGCAGCGGCAAACGCCGTGATCTGGGAGCAAGCGGCGGCACAAGCCCATGCCCTCGAGAAGGAGTCCGGTCTTTCGTTCATCGATTCCGTCGGTCACATGCTCGGCGGTATCGTTGGCGCAACGGACGACTTCACAACGGCGAGCAACAAGATCCAGAACTTCAACGCGATCATGGAGCGCATGCACGATCCGACGGTCAAGACGTCGGCGGAGATGAAGAGACTTCAGGCGCAGATGATCGCGATGTCGGACTCCATCGCGCAAGGCGGTGCGTCGGCGGAGATGATGGCGATGATGGAGCATGAGAAGCAACTTGCTCAATCACGCATCGATGCCGCTTCTCAGCTCGAGGCCTTCACCAAGTCGCTCGAGATGGCAGCAGTCGCGTCATACGACTCGGACTTCGCTGGTCCGCAGATGACCCTCGCGGAGAGATTCGGCGACGTCTACAAACAGATGGCGGGGACCAATGCAGCGGCGGCCGACGACGCGGCGAAGAAGATCCTCGAAGGCAATGTCGCTCTAGTCGAAGCGCTCGCGGGTACGGGTGCGGACGTTGGAGCCGCGCTCGAGGCGCTTCACAAGATGGTCAAGGGAGACAGTCTCGCCGGCATTGCGGGACGCGGCGGAGCAAACATCAACTTCAATGGGGCATCGTTCCAGATCCATCAGGACTTCAAGGATCAAGATCCCGATCGCGTGATCGTCGCCTTCCGTCGCGATCTCATTCGGCATACCTTCGCGCGCGTGGACGCCAGAACGAACATGGGCTTCGGTGGGCTCTGATTCCCATCCTGCCCAGAATCGTGATAGCTACTAAGAGTCATCCTGAGGAGAGACACAATGCCGACCAGCAATTCGCCCTTTGGCGCCAGCAGTGGATCCGCCGTCGCGTCGGACAGTCCGACGGAGAGTCCGACTCCCAGTAGCACCTCGACTCCCGCGAGTGCGACGGAGTCCCCCGCGGAGTCGAGTGCTTCGAGCGCGTCTCCGGCTCCGGGTGGCGCTTCGGGCAGCGGCTCAGCGAGTGCGGCTTCGGGAAGTGCGAGCACGGACAACCCGCTCGCGTCGTGGGCTCGCAAGCGTCGCGGGGAGTAACCTCCCTCACTCGAGGGAGATGATCCGTGGCTCTTGGCACGTACACAAGCACCCTCGTCATTGAGGAGCTAACCGCCGGAGCGGGATCATCACCTCGTTCGGTCACGCTCAATGGCCCATCTCTGCCTCTCATGGGCGCGGAATGGGCCATGAAGGTTGCCGCTGTTACCACGTGGTACCCCGGCAATCCTGACGAGGCGACCCAACAGGTTCTCGGACCTCAAGAGCTTCCTTCGCGGTGGAATGGGGATTGGCGTCGCACGATGATCGGGACCAACCCGGTCGGCTACATCGATGACGGCGGCAACGTTCTCCAGCTCGTCGATCCCGCGGACATCCGGGATGCACTCGAGTCGATTGCACGTGCGGGGCAGCGTCTTCGTGTGACGTGGAATCAGCTCGGAGCCGCGGGCTCAGCGACTCCAGGACAGGCGCAAGAGCAACAGGTCGCGCTGAAGTCGATGTCCGGGAAGATCGTGCGCGAAGGGCGCATGACGGAGCTGAAGTTCAAGTACACCCGGCTTCAGGATATCGAGTGGGAAATCCAGTTCGATTGGATGAGTCGCGGGGGAACGGTTGCGCGCACAACGGCGACGCGCGCGAACACCGTTGTTTCTGACTCAGCTGCGTACCTCAACGCGATCCAAGCACTCGTCAACGCCAATCAGGATGCTCAAGCACTCGGACAGCTGCCCACCAATCTCACGCTTGGACAACTTGAGGCGTTCGCGAATGCGCCGACGGCGTTGGTCAACTCGCTCGCGCGCAAGATGCAACAAGTCGTGTCGAACGTGAGTCAGGTGGTATCGATCGCGCAGACCATCGCATCGCAGCCTGTTCAGATCGCGAACCGTGCGGTTGATCTTGCACGCGACTCCGTTTCGCAGGTCAATGCGATGTACGACACGCTTTCTGCCATTCCCTACGAGGGCATGAGTACGAAAGCGAAGGTGGCCGATCTCGTGCGCGCGTGGACGAGCTTTGGAGAACAGAGCGATCTCGCGCAAGGCGCTGCCCACGCGGGGCAGCAGTTCACGACCAAGCTCGAGACGAGCGTCCAGGGATACGTTGCAGGTCAGAAGAACACGAGCAAGCTCGCATCTCCGGCATCGCTTCAACAGATCTACGTGGTCAAGGACGGAGACACTCCGGCTACGATCAGCCAAGCATTCTTCGATACTCCTGATCGTGCGGTCGATATCTTGAAGACCAATGGCTTGTCCTGGTACACACCGACACTGCCACCTGGAAAGATCATCCTGATCCCGGTGATCCAGACAACCGATCCGACTCAGGGCGTCTGATGCCGAGCGATGACGGTGTTGATCAGTCCTACTACGTCGGCGCTAAGATCCGACTGACTGTCCGACTCGACGAGTTCGGGGCGACGGGCAAGCTAGCGCCCGCGCCGAAGACTCCGACGAAGAATCTCAAGGGCGTCAAAGATCCGAACGCTCCGCTGCAGTACCAATCCGATCCGAACAACCCGGGTGCTTACGTTCTCGTGCCCCAGGGATCTTCGGGTGGCTCACAAGCGGCGGGTGATCAGGCAAGAAGCCCGGACGGACTCACCTTCGATCTCACTATCATTCCCAAGTCGATGAGTTGGAACCTCGTCGGCATTCGGCAAGGCAACACACTGCACGCAACCATCAAGTGGATCGATTGTCCGATCGATCCCAGGTGCATCCGTGCGTGCTCGGTCGATGCGTTCATTGGCTCGGTCTCGAGCAAGGCCTATGCGCAGGGGGTAGCCGGTCAGACCGATTCGGGCTCGTCGGGATCGCAGGGTGCACCGGAGTCGCTCGCGGTCATCCAAGACAATTACATCGATGTGAACAATAATCAGCGGACCAACCTCCGCTTTCGCGGATGGGTCGACAAGTGGGAGATCGAGTGGACCGATGACGGAGAGCCGGTCATCGAACTCGAGTGCACGGACAATACACGGCTCTTCGTCGAGCAAGAGATGCCCCCGAACATCCCGCTCGACATGAACCTTCCGATCGACAAGGCGGTGGCTCAGTACCTCGCCAACTTCTCCCAGTTCCAAGGACTGAGCGTCCAATACCGCCCTTCATCGGAGACACCTCCGACTCTCAAGGGTCTGCTCATGGGATCGGCGTTTCGCCCGAACCTCGGACCACAACCGGCCAAGGGCGGAGGAGCGGACAACAAGCATTCTGTGTGGGACTACTTGACCGACGTGTGCGGATCGATCGGGCGCGCCATTTTCGTGCAGGGTGACACGATTGTGATCCAGCGTCCGCGTACGATCACCGATCAGGCGAGCACGCAGACCAACCGTGCCGACGATCCGTTTCAAGGACGCACGGTCAACGGCGAGTCCTTCAACTATCGTCGCTTCATCTTCGGGCGGAACATCAAAGAGCTTCGCATCCGTCGAAACTACGCACATCAGAAACCGACCAACTATGAGGTTCGTTGCGTAAACACGGAGAGCAAGCCTCCGCTTCTCGTTGCGCGATTCCCCGAGCCGAAAGATCGCCAGGTCTACGCCATCCCGGGGAGCGCTCAGCCGAATCAGCAATGGAAGGTGAAGTACGTCTCTGGCGTGAAGGATCTCGCAACGCTCAAGCTCATCGCTCAGGGCTACTACGAGCAGACGGGTAGGAACGAACTCGTTGTCGAGATCAAGACGCGCAACCTCGCGAGTTGGGGCGGAGGCAACCTCGATCCGGACATCCTCGACATGCAGTTCGGCGACACCTTCGAGCTTCTGGTCAATCGCGAGAAGCTCGAGGCATCGACCCTCACCAAGATCGAAAAGGCTCTGACCATTCAGGGAGCCAACGCTGCGCTTCTCGGACGTCTTGGATTCGCGACGGACTTCGCGACGGCGTACGGACAGGCCTACTCGAACGTCGGAGTCCCCACGCTCTTCGTGCTCAAGGAGATGCACGTGGAGTGGAACATCGAGCAGGGGATCGATCTCACGGTCATCGGCGTGAATTACATCGTTGTGCGTGCGGACAAAGACGACACGGATTCCGGAGCACCTTCGCCATGAGTGGATCTCGACTCGACGGCGCATTCAGCTCGACGGACGTTCGCGATCTATTCGCCGCACCGGGTACCGATACGCGGCAGTGGATCTCGATCGGTTGGGTGCAGTCCGATTCCGAGGATGGCCATTCCGTTGCTTTCCAAGACGAGAACGGCACACCGCTTCCCAATGGCGTGCGCGTGATGGTGAAACTCGAGCCGTCCGGGTACATCGTGCCTTGCATGGTCGGCTCACACGTCTCGGGTGTGGGCGAGTCGGAATATCACCCGATGGGACCGGGCGACATCGTGCTCGTTGCCATCCCTCAAGGCGATGAGCGCGCCGGGTGCGTGATCATCTGCCGCATCAGCCTCTCGCAGGACACGTTCCCGCAGACCGTTGCGGGAATGGACATCACTCAGAACAACGTCAACTTCAAGCGCATGTCTCTTCCCTACGTCCTCGAGACGGCGGGCAGCTACTTGATCCGGCACGCGCTTACGGGCGCATCGTGGTCGATCGATCCGTCAGGAAACATCATCTTCACCGACGGCGAGGGAAATAGCCTCTCGCTCACGCAATCGGTCATCTCCCTCGGAGAGGTGACCAACACGGCGCTTCTCCAGATCGATCCTGCGAAGCTCACTGTCGCGCTCCAGTCGGGTGCGACATCGCTCGTCTTGGATGACACGGGACAGTCCACGGGCACACCGGGCGTAACCCTCATGACGGGCGGATCGTTCAACCTCCTGACCTCGGGGGGAGGCTACGCAGCGGGGCACGCAGTCACTCTCGAGCAAGTCCTCAACCTGATCCAAGTCCTCATGTTCGCGATCGCGAGCAATGCGACGTCGCCCCCAGCGCTCATCTCTTGGCTTGCGAACTGGCTAACCCCCGCGGCACTCGGAGTCCTTGTGCAATCTGCGGCGGAAGGCGTCTCGATGCCTCCACTCCCCGCTTCTCCGACCCCCCTTCCGCTCTCCCCCGCCATCACGGCTGCCATTGCAGCGGGACTCGCGGGACAGGTGCCCGATCCGACGGGATCTCTGCCTGGAATTGGGCGCACGGGCTTTCTCTACTGATCGAAAGTCGACTTTCGGTCCTAGGTCCTGTTCACCTAACCGAAGCTCGGTTAGAGTGAAGACCCGAACATGGCGAATCTGCCTCCGTCACCGCCGGGCTTTCCGGGTGGAGTTCCGGGAAGCAACCTTCCCCAGAACTTTCCCCAGCCGGGGACAGTGGGAGGCGGAGGCATTTCGGCAGGGGTCTCGTTTCCCTCGACTCCGAAGGCGTCGATCTGCGGATTCTCGCTTGGACTGCCCACGTTCAAGTTCGGATTCAAACTTCCCTCGATCCAGTTTCCCCCGGCACTTCCCATCCCGTTCATCCACTTCAAGCTCTCGTGCAAGCTCCCCAACCCGGTCGACGTCACTGCGGGCTTGAACATGCCCTACGGCGGTGGGCGAGAGAACAACGCAGGTGTCGATCCTGACGACTTCTCCGAGGCCGCATGACCGTTGAACAGTTTGCGAACCTGGCATCTTCTACGCTCGTCGGAGCCATCTCCTCGGGAGTCACGTCACTGACGATCGCGACTCCATCTTCGTTTCCGACGGTGCCTCAGTTCCGCATTGTCGTCGACAACGAGATCATGCTTGTGACGGGAGTCTCGGGGCTCAACTTCACGGTCACGCGCGGAGCCGAAGGAACGACGGCGGCGGCACACGTCGCAGGTGCGACCGTGACGTGCGTGCTCACGGTGGCTTCGCTTCTCGCAGCGATCCAGCAATCCGCTGCGGTCTTCGGCACGGCTGCCAATCGGCCTGCGCCTACCGGCTCCGGGAAGATCTATTACGTGACCGACGTTCCGAACGTCGTCTACATCGATTCGACGGCAACGAGCACGTGGCAACAGATCGTCAACGGCGAGTACACCATTCCGGCTCCGCCCGTGAGCGCTGCCACGCTTGTTGGAAAGCTCGGAGTCACTCAGCTCGCGGATGTGCTCCGTGCATCGAGCTACAAAAACGAGTTCGAAGTCGCGAACTGCTGTCTCTGGCCCCAGTCGCTTCCGGGCAATACCCGATGGTCGGTCACACTCGTTGCTTCCATGTCCTTCGCGGACATAAGTGGCTATCCCGAAGTCGATGTCGTCATCGCGAATGGCGTGACAGCCGGGACATCGAACGCGTACGCCATGGGCGCGTACGCATCGGGTGGTGTCGCGGGACTCTCGGGGAATCAATTCACTGTCGCAGGGATCCGCAACGGAGGCGCTCCCTACAATCAGCAGTCCGATGCCGTGAGCAAGATGATGAACGGCTCGCCGCTCCTTCATCTTCGATTGCTCAACGACGGCACCAACCTCTACATGCAGCAGTCGAATGACGGCTACACATGGAACACGTGGTGGGCGCTCATCAATCCCGGCACGATGTCGTACTACGGGTTCCAGGTCGGTCAGTCGGCCAACGCGAGCGGGTACACGATCACCAATGCGATGATCTATGAATGCCTCTACGAGGGGAGCGCAGCTGTCTTGCAAACGGCGCTGACGGGCTTCAGCGGAGCAACGCTTGGCACAACCCTCACGGTTGCAAGCACGACGGGGTTTCAGACGGGGGATTACGTCGGTATCGCAGGCGTCACGGGCACTGGCGGGACACTTCCCAATTCGGCAGTCAATGGCGGCACGCAGCCGGGGGCCACGGGGAGCGCGGCATTCACGGTCGAAGTCATCGATCAAACGCACCTCTTCATCGCCGGGGTCGACTTCACTGGAACATACGCATCGGGCGGTACCGTGACGCTCGTTGGGCGGTGAGACGACCATGGGGCTCATCGGCGGAGAGCTTGGTCGCATCGCGCTCGGCGACTTCGAGCTAGGCGGAGCCCCAAGTCTTGTCGTTCTCTCTGCGCTCGCCATCGCGGAGAACGTCGTTCAGATCCAGTTCAACCTTCCCGTCTACTACTCGGGTCTCCAAGATCCACCCGACTCTTCGAACTCCGATCTCTACACGCTCACACCCGTCGCGGGGACAGTGGGCTACGACGGCAACCCGACACGTCCGGTCAGCGTCGCATCCGTTGCTGTCTCTCTGGCGGGACAGACGCTCCCGGCGAATGCCATCGCGGGCACATGCCTCGATCTCACGCTTGATCGTCCCATGACGCCGTTCCCTTCGCAGTATGTGATCTCCGCAGAGGGACTCTTCTCCGCCGATCTTGGAGAGGCGCTGAGCGGATCGATGAACAGTGCGCAGCTCTTCGGTCTGTTCAAGGGACTCATCCCTGCGAGCGTCGAGCTGCCCACTCCCACACGCGATTTCTCCAACCCGCAATCGCTGGCAGCGGCGCAGAGTAACCTTCCCGTTCCAAGTAACCCGTCTTTCCTTGGTGTCTTCAGTGTCGACGATACGGGCGACTACGCATTCGACTCGGGAATGATCTCGTTCAAGAAGCGCGTCTACAGGCGCCTCATCACTAACCCTGGTGGCTTCCTCCACCTTGGGCAGAGCTACGGAGTTGGTATCCCGGCGCAGGGCAAGAAGCTTGCACGTGCCGCCGTCGTGCAAGCGCTCGCGGGCGCGGCAGAGAGTCAGATCGGACAAGAGCCCGAGACTCAAGCCGTCAAGGTGCTTGTCGCGCTCGATCCGAACAACCCCGGGCTCGTTCGATTCAACATCGCGATTCAGACCAAGGGTGGTCAGAGTCAGAAGTACAGCGCGCCGTTCCAAGCGGGATGACTCATGGCCGATCTACCCACGCGACTCGACCTTTTCTCCCTTGGTGCGGATTACCTCAATCAACGGGCGACCAAGATCGATCCGTCCCAAGTCTTCGTGCTCGGGAGCGATGCAAACATCTTCGTTGGATCGCAGAGCGTTGTTGCAGACACGATTACCAAGCAGCTCGCGTACTCCTTCGCTCGTCTCTACCTCGATGGTGCGACGGGGGATGATCTCGATCGCCTCGCCTTCGATCGATATGGCCTGACGCGCAAGGGTGCATCCGCGGCACTCGGCGCGGTCACCTTCACGCGCGCGACCTTCGCAGCGGGCGGGGGAAGCATCCCGCTTGGTACGATCCTCACAACGCAGACGGGAGTTCAATACATCACAACGACGGTAGCTACTTTCGGCAACAGTTCGCTCGGTCCCGCCTTCGCGAACGTGCGCGCGGTGCAAGCTGGGAAGATCTCGCAGGTCGGCGCGAATGCCATCAACGGCTTCGCCACGGCGTCCGCGCTCTTCGATCCGAGCATCTCCGTGATCAACCCACTGACGACGGCGGGTGGTGAGGATGCGGAAGACGACGACACGTTCCGATCACGCGTCCGCGACTTCTGGAACACTGCACGACGTGGAGTGCTTGCGGCTATCGAGCAAGGAGCGCTCACTGTCCCGGGTGTCGTTAGCGCGCAAGCAGTCGAAGTGCTCTCTGGCCTCGGTCAACCCGCGCGTGTGGTCAATCTCTACATCTCCGACTCGAGTGGCGTTGCCTCGGTGCAGCTCGGTTCTCAGGTGCTCGCGGCTCTCTACGACTACAGAGCGGCAGGGATCGCGGTCATTCTCTCGACGTCGATTCCGCTCATCGTTCCGATCCATCTTTCTCTGAGCTTTCAGGCAGGGATCGATACCGCGGCTCTGTCGACACTCGTCCAGGCAGCGATCTTCAGCTACGTGAACTCACTCCCCGTCAACGGCACGCTACTTCTCTCGGGGCTCTACACTGTCCTTCAGCGCTTCACGAGCAACGGACTCATTGTCTCCCAAGGAAGCATCATCTCTCCGGCCGGCGATCTGACTCCTCCCATCGGACAGACCATTCGCACCACACTGGCCTCGATCACTTACTGAGTTGCGCGATGGCCGACGACTCGAAAAGCGGACCCCTGACGGTCGACGATCTCGTTGCGGTGTGGACCGCAGCGGTGGATCCGAGCTACGGACAGGCGTTCATCCAAGCAGGTGAGGGCGGAGGCTTCGAGGCGTATACGCAGGGCTTCGCGCAGTTCGCGCGCGTGTCCCAGGCCATCGACATCACCTCGCAGGCTCAGTACATCCTGCCGTCCAGCGCGCAGACCAACGCGCCTGCGATGGGAGAGAACCTTGCGACAGTCACTCTCTCAATCTCGCGCACGCTCTACCTCGACAGGCCTCTCGTCATCGGCGCAGGGCTCATCTATTTCCAAGAAGTCGCAAGTGACTGGAGTCCGACGGGACCGACACCCATTCTGACCGGGCGCCTCTACACGCTCGAAGAAGATCTCGTCTTCCTTCCCGGCGACTCGGGACCTTTCCTCGTGACAGCTGTCGCCGCGGGTCCAGGGTGGGGCTACAACAATCCGCAGATCGGGACCATCACGAACATCGTGCAGGTGGGATCGGGCTTCAACAACGATCTGGCGACCGTGACGGATGTGGTCACCGCGACGTCGATCATCGTCTCGGTCATTTCGCAGAATGAGCCCGACACCTTCGTCCCCGAGCACATCGGGCAATACATGCTCTTCACGGCGGGCAACAACGCCGGGATCATGGCGCGCATCATCGGATTCGAGCCGCCTAACCCACCCGTCGCCGGCTCGACCGTGCAGCTCGAGGACTTCGTGTCCGTCGAAGCGTTCAGCGCTATCACGGGCACCTTCCAAGTCGGCGAGCAAGTCCAGATCAAAAGTGGTGCGACGATCGTAGGGACGGGGCTTCTCAAGGCCGCTCGTGCGGGTGCAGCAGGGCACACCAAGATCGGATTCGTGCTCGTCTCCGGTGCGGTCTCTGTCGGAAACACGGTTCACGGAGTCGTTTCCACGGCATCGGCGACTGTGAGCTTCATCCATGCCGATCCGGCGTTCGTCTCGGAAGCACCTACGGGAAACGTCGGAGGAGCAACATGGGATGTTCTTGATTGGGTCAACGATCTCGGAGTCGTTGTCACCAATACCGAACAACCGTCCGGCGGCACGCTCGGAATCCTCGATGCCATTGGTGCTGATCGAAACATCCCTCGTCTGCCGGACGAGACGGACTCCGCGTACCGGATCCGGATCTGGCAGATCGCCGACGTGGTGACTCCGAATGCCATCATTCGCGCACTCAATCGGTTGCTAGGTGTCATCCCCTTCTGTTTCCGCGAAGTCGGCACGCCGCTTCTCCCTGGCTTCTTCTACGACGGGAACAATCAGTCATCGCTCCAGGTCAACGGCACTTTCACACCGGACGCGTATGACTATGACGTGCTCCTTTTTCCAGGCACGACGACGAGCGGACAGTTTGCGCCCTGGCCTGTCGTTCCTGGGCTTCAGGGCACCTTCGATGTGACCAACGGAAGCGTCACGGTGCCCACGACGGCCAATCAAGTAGGCATCGTGTCGGCGGGAGATCAGATCGAGTTCTGGTCTCAACCTGGCATCTTCTACACCGTGCTCGGTGTCGGCTCTTCTGACATCCTCCTGACGACGGTCTATTCAGGGGTCAACAACACCGCTGCATTGGCGTCGGACATCTCACTCCCGCTCATTGGAAGCACCTACGCGGGCGGGGGCTTCCAAGAGCCCGTCCAGTATCGCGACGCGTCGGGCAACGTGAAGGCTACGGGGTACCTCGGAAGAATTGCGAGTGGCGTCTTCACGATGATCCGCAAGTCCGGGCAGGGCTCTCTCGCGAGTCCTGTGGAGTGGGCATCGGGCGACGTCATCGTGGGACTCATCTCGGGAGGAGTGTGGACCACCTCGAGCAACACGCCGGTCACGACTCCCGCGCAGTTCCGCGAGCATCTCTATCTCGACTACACCGACTTTCGCGCGATGTTCCTCATCGGCGTCCCACGCGTCTCGTATGGCGAGTTTGGATTCGCGTGGGCAGGGTTGCCCGCGGGCGGACCGGGATCGGAGTTCGGCGCGTACGACGTCGCTTCGATCGACAACTTCTACGACGGCTTCGCAGTCGGAGCCTCGACGCTCTACCTCAGCGTCTACAATCAGATCAACCGCATCCGGGCAGGTGGAGTTACATTCGATCTCTACATCGAAGACGGTAGCTGTACCTGACCGAAAGTCGACTTTCGTTCATTCATAGGAGACGCACACCATGGCCGGCGGACAGAAGAACGTAACGATCAACACTCAAGAGCGCGCGGTCTCTGTCGACATCAATCGACTCCAGTCCTTCATGAACGCGAGCCAAGCTGAGGCCATGCGTTACCTGATGGACGCGTCTCTCGGATCCGACGATCTGGGTGCGGGCGGCGTCATCACGGAATACAGCACGCTCAACACACCACTGCAGGCGGAGATCTTGAACGGCATTCAGGTCCAGCCTCAGATCGGATCGCTCAACATCATTATCGCTCCGGGTGTCGTGCAGGCCATTGCTCCGGACGGAAGTGAAACACCCGTCGGCTCCCCGGCACTCGGTGACTCGAGCTACTACAAGTACATCCGTGACGTCGGAGTTCAGACGCTCGGTGCGCTCGCGATGACGCCTAACAGCTCCGGTCAGATCCGGATCGACGTGATCGAGTGTCAGGTTGCAAGCCTTGTCTCCGAGACCGACAACCGCGACGTCTTCAATCCGTCGACTGGACTCTTCGCAGCGTCAACCGTGACCAAGGCCACCCAAGACGGGCTCTCCTACCGCGTACGCGCGGGCACACCGGGGAGCGGATTCCCCGGAAGCGTCAACGGTTGGCTCCCCCTGGCCGTTGCGAGCGTTCCGACGGGCACGACCACCAACGACACGATCACGTTCTGGGACGTGCGTCCGCTCGTTTCGGCGCGCATCATTCCTCCGTTCAATACGTACCTCAGCACTATCAGCCGTCAGCACGTCACGGGGCGAGTCGACTCCACGACGACCGCAGGCAAGTCGCTTCTGATGGCAGCGATGGACGTTCCTGGGATCTTTCCCAGCTCGACACGGCTTGGAGGAGCGTCCGGACGAGGAACCCCGGGATCGGACATCGGTGGTACACAAGTCGATCTCCAAGATACGGCGAACGTGTCCGGGACGTTCTCCACGGGAGCACCTTGCTACCTCTACTTGCTCGAGCCGTTCGGACTCCCGCGGTGGGCGCGCTACACCGATGCAGTCAGCGGATCTCGCCTCCCACGCAGTCCACGCGGCATTCTCGTTCTGTCGGCGACCAAGCCTACATACAGCGGGATCCCCAGTGCGCCCATTGCGCTTCCGTCTTCGACGGGACTCGCTGGCACGGCGTCATCCGGAGTCTGCGTCGTCGCCGGATTCGCCGTCTCGGGCTCGGGTGGGATGGGCAACATCATCATGGATGGCCGCGTGCAGTGGCCATCCACTCCTTGGCCGTCTGCCGCGGGAGCAACGGGCGCGATCACCGGCACAACGGGTGTCATCTGGAGTCTCGCCGAGAACACAACGCATCCCCCGAATGCGCGCGGGCTTCACATCGGCATCGGAGCAAACCTCAACATCTCGGGCTCACCTCCGGCGCTTCTCTTCAATCCTCAGATCCAACTTCAAGACGCGTCCAATCACGTTTTCTGGGAGTCGGGTTACAGCTCGGCGTCGACTCTATCCGCGATGGCCTTCACGCTTTACGACACGCCCACGTCCACGGGTGGCATCGTGAGCTTCTCGGCGCGTCTGCGGATCCCGCTCATCTCGGACTTCCCTTCGCCGTCCGGAGGCCCGTACCAACTCGTTCTCAATTGGAACGCAACGGGCTCCGGATTTGCCGGAGTCGGTTCACCCGCGCTTCTTTGGGTCGAGGGCTACGAGCTGAACTAGCTCGCGTCTAGACCGTCGGGCGTTTTCGTTTCGAGCTGGTTCCCACGATATTGCGTAGCTCATCCAACACATCCCAAAGCACCTTGTCGGGGATGTCATCGGCATCTGCGGAATCGTCCCATGCAAGTAGGAGCCGCACCTTGCCAAGAACCTTGTCTAGCGTACCCATTGCGCCGAGTACGTCTCCACGGTGCGTATCGAAGTAGGTGCGCAGGGTCTTCATGGCTTCGTCTGCATTCATGGTCTTTATCACTTCTCCAATCTTGCTACTGGCGTGTGAGCAGTCTCCTAGATCGTTACCGGCGCACGTCCCATCGCACACGAATTGATCCATCTTGACCTCCTTCGCGCGCATCAGTTTCGCCCCGCTGCCTCGTCCGCGAGCCATCGCAGGCACGCTTCGGGGATGATCTGGGTCTCCGGCTCACCAGGGATCCTCACCTCGAAGACACAGTCTCCAGGGTAGACGAGCACGATTTCACACATCGTCGGCTTGTCGATGTCGACGCCGCACACGACGTGACCCTGAAGTCGGATGAGGTCACCGGCCTTCAGGTTCATGCAGCCCATATCCTCTAGCGCGCACGTCGTCCAGCACGGTCCTGGTGTTGTTGCAGGTGTCGCACGGCTACCCCACCTGCACAGCGGTTACGTCCTCTGGCAGAGGGTCGATGCGCCGACATTCGCCCTCGTGCCCCTTCAGCAGGTAGCAGCGCCACCAGTGTATGGCGTGGTTGGCAAGGTGGTCGCTGTGCAACTCCCGGCAGTACTTCTCGCTGACGCCCATCGTCCTCTCCTCCTTCGCGCGCACTAAATCCCTATGTTCCGAAGCCGCCCCGTTAGCCAGTCCGCGAGGCGCACGTGCCACGGATATCCCGGGCGGTCGAATCTTGTCGCATAGCGCTGACACCGTTTAGACAAGTTCATATGTTTCTCGGCAACTCAAAGCGCGCATTTCTCGGTGTCTATCTGTCGAGCAATTTTCGGTGCGACGCGACCCTCGAAAGCAACTCGATCAGGTCGTCTATTGGGACGATAACTTCGTGGCGCCCCGCGTTGCTGCCGGATGTGTCGGCGATTGACACCTTCGCCGACTTCGGATCACCGTCAATCGAGTTGACTATGATGATGTCTGTCTCGGAGTCCCTCTCGTTGCCATGTACGGACACCGTCCACCTTCGCTCCACCACCTCGTTGATCATCGAATTTCTCCTATTGGGGCCCTACTGACCCGGCTTCCCTTCCGTTTCAAGCAGCCACACCATCGCGGCTCCAAAGCAGAAGATCGCGATGGCGATACCGACTCCGCGAAGCGCCGGACCGCCCCACTCGTGGTCGTACGCGAGCGCGACGAGAACACTTGGACCGACCCCCAACATGGCGACCTTGGTCCAGCCCACCAATGCCTTCTGACTCATCGTCGATTCTCCCCAGGAAACACCTTCGTGACCACTCGCCCTTGCTTGGTGTACACCTTGACAGGTCCGCCCGTCGTGTCGGCCACAAGCTGAGCGAGCCGCGTGAACGCGCGCCGTACGCCGTCCCACACGCGAGAATCCTCGTCGTCCCGCCACGCGTGGCGAAGCTTCAGCGCCCCGCCTCCCCGCATCTTCGCCGCAACGTCGTAGCCTTGGAGCGGCAGACCACTGAGCGCTGCGTCTCGTATCTGTTCCTTTTTCATGGACAATTCCTTTCGTCGCAAGGTGCCCTCGAACCGGGCTCGGTACCCGGACACTACCGGCGCGCCGTGTGTCTACGATCGCGTAGGCTCTTTACCGCTTCGTTCGGGGGCACCTTGCGACGGGGCACCCACGTGGGTGCCCGCGTCTCTATCGACACATGTCCAGTAGCGTCATTGCCTCCACACCCGGTTAGTTGCAGCAGAGGAGCTGATTGCTCCCGTACGATTGGCAAAGGACCGACACCGGCCACGGCCTGAAGGTCACTCCGCCATCCTCGGCAATCGTGTAGGGCGTCCCGTTCCAGGTGTTGCATGCCGCTGAGACGCCCCACTTGCTGGGGAGGTAGGCATCGCCGCACGCATCGGTTTGCGGCACGGTCGAGAGACACGCATCACCACACTGATTCGGGATGCCGCTCCCACCGCATGCGGATGTCGCACCGAACGCGCTCGCACATCCATTCAACGTCTTGCCCTGGCTGCAGTCGACGGGGAGCCCACCACACGTCACGCCGGGGAGCACACCGCAATTCGCACCACCACGCGCAGGGTTGGCGTCCGCGCATGCTGCTTGGATGCAGGCGCCGTTGGGATCGATTGCAGTCCCCGAGTCCGGGGCTTCCGAGTCCGGGGCTTGTGCTTCATCCGTGCCGCCATCATCGGCGGGACCGGGGCAGATAACCATACCGTTGATCACCACTCGACCCGCGTCCGCACACGATCCGAAGGTCATCCCGTAGCACTCCGGGCCGATGCAGAGCCCTGCCTCGCTGTTGGCCTGCCCAGCGTCTTTCTCGTCCTGCCCCGCCTCTTGCCCCATCTCAGGGGTACCCCCCTCAGAAGGGCTCGTAGGCGCTCCGGGGACAGAGGTAAACGGCGACCCGCATCCAATCGCGGCCAAACAGACGAAAACGCTCAGGATCTTCAACACGACGCACCGTCCTTCCAACTCAGAACCTAATCACTGGGACAAGGCTCGCAAGCCCTCAAGAACTGGTATGCCGTCGGAAGCCCTGTTAGCCTCGTTTTTCGAGGTGCATACATGAAACGACTGTTCATTCTCGCCCTGTTTCTCTTGCCAGCGTACGTCATCCTGACACCTGCGCTGGTCTTCGCTCAGGTGATCGTTTCGCCCACGGCACCGCCATCGATTACAGAGGCCTTCGTCGTCGTCACGATCGTCGGCTTCGTCGTTGGCTTCTTGGCGCAAGGTCTGAAGACCGGAAACCTCTTCGGGATCCTCTTCGTTCCGCAGAAGTGGGCGCCCTATCTCGGAGTCGTGCTGACTTTTCTGACGGGTGCCGAGCAAGGGCTCAGTGCTTCGACCACGCTGACCGGAGCTGTTTGGCTGAACGTTGTCTTCCTCGGATTCCAAGCGCTCATGACGCAAGGCGGAGCCGCTGCACTCCACACGCACACGAAGAAAGCGGACGAGGATTCGGGACCACCTTCTTCGGATGCTGCAAAGGCTCCTCCGCTTCCGCGCCCAATCAATCCAGCGAGTTAGCGTTTCTCAGCTTCACGACTTCGAACGCGACCGAATCGAGTAGCCGGAGGACTTCGTTCAAGCGAGCGACTTCCTCCGGCATCAGGTCTTTCACCGGAGTTTCGTCGAGAATTGCACGAGCTTTTTGAGTGAATGACCGTGCTTGCCCGAGGGCATTGGAAGCACGGTTGGCACAACTTCTCTGAGCACGCATGCCCGGAGTGATGCCGTACCCTCGCGACCGAAAGTTGACTTTCGGTCGTCTTTCAAAGTATCCCTTCACGCGCGCGCGTCACTCGCAGGTGCGCAACCGACTATGAATGATCACTTAGATCTCATTAGTACTGATCTGTGATCACAGAGAGATCAGTACTGGGACTTCTCTTCGAGAAGTCCTTACGCTTCGCTACGCTCGCGTGAGACGGATCGAGATCCAAACACTGCGTGAGCGATCCGAGGGAGAAGAGATCCGAGAAGTAAGATCCGGAAATAAGAGATCCAGAAAAAATAAGTGATTCAAAAGATGGGTCGGCGTCTCGAAAGGAAACTGCCATGGGCATCAAGACAGGAGAGCTGTTCGAGAGTGACGGGATCAGTCACCGCGCGTGGATGGTGCGATGCCCGGCATGCGATGCGCCCCACTCGTTCGACAAGCGATGGACGTTCGTGAACGGCAATCACGAGGCGCCCACGTTCACCGCGTCGATGCTCGTGAAGTTCTACGAGGGCGACCCCAAAGATCCGGCGAGCAATCGCGTGTGCCATTCGTACCTGACTGACGGCGTCTGGAACTACCTGAGCGATTGCACGCACGCGATGAAGGGACAGAAGATTCCCGCACCGGACTGGATCGCCCCCTGAAACGAATTGGCGTGTTGTGGATCGAAGACGGCATTACGGTCTCTGTCCCGAATGGATTCCGTTCACATCCGCATCGACAACAGGGTCCGCGTCGACACGACGGGACTCGAAGACGTCGTCACCAATGCGCTGAAGGAATCGTTCGACCATTCCAACCCCGAGTTTCACAAGCGCCAGCACATGGGCTTCGCGACGTGGAACATCCCGCGCGAGATCCGGACCTGGAACGAAAGCAACTCCTGGAATACCAAGGCGCTCGACTTCCCCCGCGGCGGAGCTGCCCGAGTGCGCGAGGTACTCGATCGCTACGGACTCGATCGCGTGTACGAAGACGCTCGCTGTCTCGGCGCATCACTCACGAACGAGATCCCCGATCACAAGGTCGAACTCTGGGACCATCAGAAAGAACTCGTCGACGCCGCGGTCAAGCTCGAGAACTGCATTCTGAAAGCGCCGACCGGATCGGGAAAAACGACAGTCGCCTTCGCCATCGCTGCCCGCTTGAAGCTTCCGACGCTGGTCATCGTCTCGACGGCGGCACTCTTCAAGCAATGGGTCACTCGAGCAGAAAAAGAACTCGGGATCCGAAAGCGCGATCTTGGAATCATCCGCGCGGGCAAGCGCAAGCTCGGAGTACTCACGATTGCGATGCAGCGCTCTCTCGCCGTCGGAGGGATCGACGGCGATCTCGCGAGGTACTTTGGGTGCGTCATCGCGGACGAATGTTTCGAGTCACACACCCCAGTGTTGATGGCGGATGGGACGCACAAGCACATCGAGGACATCGTGGAGGGGGACGAGGTTGCCTTGGGTGGACGGGTGCTTGGCGTGGGGAGTCGCTGGTATGAGGGAAAGTTGTCGACGTGCGGAGGTAGTCTCGTGACACCCGAGCATCCTGTCTGGACGGAAAGGGGGTGGGTGCCGACAAAGTCTGTTTGCAGCGAAGACAATCTCAGGCACGATCCGTTGCATGAAGTGCGACGTTTGCAACAAACCTCTTCCAGGACAAAACCGGCGGGGGAGATGTCGTTCCCATGGGATGGGAACGTTCGACAAGCAGACGGACGAGTGTCTGTTATGCGGGAGGCAGGTTCCGGCGAAGAAGCGCGGGTATCACGCCTCGACGAAGTGCGAAACTCGGGGGCCTTGGAACAAAGGCAAGACGTCCGAGGACTCGCTTTCGGTTCGAGTGGGCGCCGAGAAGCGCAAGGGGCAAGTGCGCACTACGGTAAGCAGGATGTTCCGTCAGCTTTGGCGCGATCCGAAGAAGCGCGAGCAGTGGACCAAGAGCATGTCTGTAGGGCAGCGCAAACGATTCGAGAAGGACGAGGAACGAAAGGCGTCAAGGGAGCGTACGTTGGGGCTCATCAAAGAGGGGAAGATGAAGGCGTACGGGGGCAGGACACATGGCAAAGGCGCGATCCCCACTTCCTCGGAGCTGGCACTGTGGAGGGCGCTGCGCCCACTGGGCTTCAAAAGAGAACTGGTCGTGAGGACCGGGCAGCGGACGCCGACTTACTACGCATTGGACTTCGCGCACGAGGAGACGAAGTTGGCGTTGGAGATCGACGGGAGCAGTCACCAGCCGAAGGCGAGGAGGGAATCCGACGCGCGGAAGGATGCATTTCTCAAGACGCGTGGGTGGACAGTAAAGCGCTTCCGGGAGACGTCCGACTCGAGAGACATCGTGGCTTGGTGCGAGCGTTGGATGGTGTCGTTGGCTCGCTGAGGGTTCACAACCTTCAGACTGAACGAGGGGTGTACGTGGCAGCCGGGGTGCTCGTACATAACTGTCAGCTCTTCGCAGCCAAGACGTTCATCGAGACCATTGATCCGTTTCCGGCCAAGTACCGAATCGGGATCTCTGCCGATCACCGCCGCAAGGATCGAAAGGAGTTTCTGATCCATGATCTCTTCGGCAGTGTGGCCGCGGAGGTGAAGCGCCGCGATCTCATCGACGTGGGCGTCATCGTCGACACGCTCATTCGCGTCGTGCCGACCAACTTCGAGGCGCCTTGGTACGGCAAGCCCGACGACGAACATCCAGCGACCTTCGAGCAACTTCTGGATGACCGAAAGTCGACTTTCGATCCGTCTGAGATCGCCAAAGAGCTGGACTGGGACAGGTTGCTCGAAGAGATGGCCAACGATGAAGACAGGCAGCGTCTTGCCGCGTGGTGCGTGAAGGACGGACTACGCGAAGACTCTCAGGTGCTCGTGATGAGTCATCGTCGCGATCACTGTCGCGCGCTCGATCAAGAGTTCGTGCGCATGGGCCTGACGACAGGCTTTCTCATCGGTGGTGCGGACTACCAACGCGAGTTCGACGCGGTGCGTACACGGTTCGAAAAAGAAGATCTTCAAGTTGCCATTGGTACATTTCAGGCAATCGGATACGGTATCGACTTACCCAAGGCGTCCGTTGTCGTATGCGTCACCCCCATCGCGTCCAATCAGTTTTTCTTCAATCAGGTGCGGGGACGCGTGTGCCGCAAGGCCAAAGGCAAGACGGGCAGCACCATGTTCTACCTCTGGGACGAGAAGCTCTACGGGGACAAGCATCTCCGGAATCTTCTCCGATGGAATGGTCACGTGGTCGTGTGGGTCGGCGGCAAGTGGATCGGGGCGAAGGAATATCTGCGCGACAAGCGCGACAAGGCGAAAGCCACTGAAGGGACCGAAACATGAGAAAGCGAAGCGACGTTCAAGCAGCGGCAGATCCGAGACAGACAGCCATTCCAGGGACCGAAACTCCCAAAGCCGTGCCTGATCCCCCGCCGAGCAGTCCTCGCCCGAAGTCTTCGACCTCGTCCGCGCCCGACCACGTCACGGTCGACAACGGGATCGTTTTCATCAAGTGCATCGATTGTGGTCTCAATCAGTCTGCGGCAACCGGCAAGCTCGTCGAGATGCCCAATGGCAAGAAGCTTCTGCACTGCGTTCGGTGCAATGGCCTTCTCGATCCGGACGAGGAGCTGACTCCGGAGTTTCTCGAGAAGCTCAAGGCGCAGTCGGGCAAAGCCGCTACCCCGGCTCCCGCACAACCGCCTCCCAAGGCAGCCGCTCCGGCTCCGAAGCCTACTCCCGCGCAGAGCGCCCCGAATACGAGTGGTCCCAAGTGCGTCAAGTGCGGAGTCACAATGACGCAGACTTCGAGTGGTCTCTTCGCTCCGTGCGGACACCCGCAGACGACCACGGCACCGAGCGCGACTCCTGTCACGGGTGCCGAGGGAGAGACCGTGACTGCGTGCTACGGCGAGGAGAAGTTCTCTCCGCGGCAGTATCAGAGTTTCGGGATCGGGCCGTTCTTCCGGACGACTCGTCTTCAGCCCGGTGAGAACGCTTCCCAAGCGCTCGCACGCGCCAGCTCCGAGCTTCGCACCTTCGCTCAGATCGAGTTCGAGCAGAAGGCGAAGGACTTCCTGTCCAAGCTAGAGTGGCTCGATGCGAAGCTTGGGGGTGGCAAGTGAGCACCGTTCCGGAATCGCTATTCGACGTCGATCCCCCCGAAGGCAAGGATCGTGAGTTGGCGGACAAGATGGTCCGCACCTTCCTGGGATCGAAGATGGAACCCAAGAAGACGGCCAAGACGATCAGTGACTCGGTGTGGAACAAGCTCCTTCGCGAGGTCGATGTTTGGATGCGCACGGGCGATTGGCGCAACGCGGGTCCGCGTCATCTCGTCGCTCTCTACGAGATGCTTCACACACGCATCTACGAGGTGAAGCCCGTGGAGCTGGGACCGACGACGCGTCTGCATGCAACAGGTGCCGCCGCGCGTCTGCTCGATCGGGAGTTCGACGGCAACATCTCCGAGATGGTCGATTTCATGCGCTGGACGTGGATGCGGGAAGAGGATCGCGAGAAGTGGCGCCGCGCGAACAATCGCGACGGGGGCCACATCGGTTGGAAGTACCAGTTCTGCGGAACTATCTTGACGGAGTACCGTCTCGCCAACGTGCGCAAGGCCGCGCGGTGAGACGCTGGGATCGTGTTCGGATGGGGCGGGGAGACCCGCTCGATCCGACGATCTACGAATGCTTCGATCCCCCGTGGTGGCGCCTCGATCGTTGGATCTGGTGGCTACTCACTTCGCGTCGGACGACTCCCAAGGGACTCATCACGATCGAGGGTCGAAGCATCCGAGCAAAAGCAGTCGGTAGACCCACCCGCGCTTAGTTCGAAAAGGTTCTCATCATGCGACGGCGCAGCGATGTATCGGGAGACGTGTTGCCTAAAGCGACGAGTGAACTCGTCGTCAAAGTCGACCTAGTCAATGAGCAAGTTATCATCACCGCGACCATTGTCTCGCTTTGCAGTGACGATTCGGGTCCGGCGTATCGGCTTCTCGACAGACTCCCGCCCGAGGTCTTTACTGACGATCGCGCGGCGATCTGGGCTGCACTTCGAGCGATGCGCCAGAGGCGGCTTGCCTACGATCCAGCGACACTCCAGTCCATTGCGGGTGACAAGGTTCGCATCTCCCTCCTCGCGGAGTGGGTGACGGCGCGTCCCGAGTTCCCCGAGAACATCGAGCATCATGTTGATTCTCTCCTCTGGGACCGCAAGCGCTCGCAAGCGGTCAAGGGTCCACTCGCATCGCTTCTCGAGGCAATCAAGAACCCACTCGAGACACCCGAGCGAGTCAATGCGCTCGCACGCGGCATCGTCGATGCCCTTTCAGGACACGAGCGACAATACATCTACGATCCTGCCGCGATCGTCGCTGAGCAGATGGCTGAGATCCGCAAGCGACTCGAGGGGCAAGCGGTCTACCCCTTCGGGCTCGATGGCCTCGACTACTACGAAGCGGACATCCAAGCGCACCGCCCACGGCGGATGATCCCCGGCACGGCTCCAGGCCACGTCACGGTCATCACGGCTGTTCCCGGTGCGGGAAAGAGCACTCTCGCCGCACGTATCGCGCTCGGACTCGGAGTCACCAATCACCGCCGGGTTGCGTATGGCGCGTGGGAGGTCAAGGGTCCGATGACCCTTGAGATCATGGCATGCATGTCGCTCGGGTGGAGTCGTACCGATCTGCTCGATCCTCAGGGAGCACTGAAGAAGGGCAAGCCGCTCACTCCCGAGCTTCTCGTGCAGCTCGAGGAGAAGATGCACGAGATCGCTCGATGGGTGACGTTCATCAAGAACCCTTTCCGGCGACGTGCCTCCGAGCGCAAGAGCGCCAAGAGCAATGAGGCGAATCTCGATCTCGTTCAGTCACTCGTTTCGGAGTCCGGGTGCGAGGTCTTCATCGCTGATCTCTGGGCACGGTGTCTCGCGTCGCGCGATCCCGGCGACGAAGAAGAGGCGCTCTTTCGGCAACAGGCGATGCTCGAAGAGATGGGCGTCCACGGGATCCTCGTGCATCAGCAACGGCACAAGGACATTGAGCTACGAAACGACAAGCGGCCTACGCGCGAAGGGCTCAAAGGATCGGGCGCGTATCTCGAGACGGCCGACAACTTGATCGGCGTCCACCGTCCGGCACAATGGCGGAAGGTCGAAGACGACAAGATGGAGCTTTTCATCCTGAAACAACGATCGGGCGAAGAGCGCATTGGCATCGAGTTCGATTGGAATCCTGAGACCGGAGAGATCAGGGGTGGACGATCCATCGATTATGATCCGATGGGCGATGCGTCGGCTCGATTGGGTGACTCGTTCACGCGCCCGAATACGACGTCGGACATCTCTTCAGAGAAACGGTCGAAACGTGGTCGCTGACGTCGAGGCTGTCCTGCGTGTGCTCGAGATCAAAACCGAGCGACGCGAGCGCGCTGGGTGCCTCTGGGGACTTTGTCCGTTTCACGCGGATACCTCGCCAAGCTGGCGCATTCGTGTCGATCCCGATCATGAGCGCTACGGGCAGCACCACTGTTTCGCGTGTCAGTCAGGGGGAACGCTCGCGGAACTGGTCTCGCACGTGCGCGGCATCACGCTCTCTGGCGCGTACGACTGGCTAGACGAATTCAACGAGAAGGTTCACGTTGTTCAGCGAGAGGTCCCTGGCGTGCGTGTCGAGATGACGACGGCAGAGCGCGTCTTTCGAATGCCGCCGGAAGTGATCTTCGCGCGCTGGGAAGATTGGGTCTCTCCTGCGCGCAAGTACCTCGAAGAGCGCGGTGTCACGAAGAGGCAAGTCGACATGTTCGGGATCGGCTACGCGGTCGACGGCCGACTTGCCGGACGCATCGTGTTCACGGTTCTTGATCCCGCGACGATGTCCCCTGTCTCGTACATGGCGCGCGACTTCTCGGGAAGCCGTCGTGCGAAGCGTTACCTCTGGCCAGCATCGGAGGAGAATGCCGACTCTGACATGATGTTTGGTGAGCATCTCTGGACGTTTCCGGCGTACCGGACAGATATCGTAGTCACCGAGGGAGCCTTCAATGCGCTCGCGGTCGAGCGCGCACTACTCGGACCCAATAGGGTCACGGTCGGTGCCTTGGGAACCTCGGCACTTCGCGACGAGCATGCGGGGAAGCTTGCGACTTTCAAGCGTGTGATTGTCCTGACTGATGCCGATCCAGCGGGTGACAAGGCTGCGAACGAATTGCATACCGCGCTCGCGCGCCACACGCGCGTCACTCGTGTTAGATTGGCTACTGGCAAGGACGCAAACGATCTCTCTGTCGAAGATCTCCGAGCATCGCTATGGCCCGCCCTCATCACTCCACCTCCTACCTGAACGAGTTGCACGCGCGCGATCCCGCAGAGCTGAAGGAAGCGATCCGAACGGCGATCTTCCAAAGCGCTGGATCTGTCACGGAAGCCGCGAGGATTCTCGACGTGTCCCATCTGTGCTTGATTCGGTGGCTGCATCGGATGGGCATGATTCACGAGCCGAGGATCGTCCGTAAGGAGATGGCGGGACGTTTCCGCCTGACGGCATGAGCGACTTCGCCGACAAGCACCCGCGCGACGAGCACGGGCGATTCACCTCGGGGGGAGGTGAGCTAGGTCTCTGGGCCACCTCGCGCGCACCGAAGACCGCGGGCAGCCTTCTCCAACGCGCAGAGAAGGCGGGTGGCTACAGCTATCGGCCGGACGATCCCCACCCGACGACGGGCTACATGGTCAGCTTGCCGACCAGCGCCGGAGCGAATCACGTCGTTGACATCAAGGAGATGATGTCTCGCACGCCTCCGCCCACGCGCGCAGAGGCGCGAGCCGAGCTGAAGAAACAGATCGCCGGGTTTCTGAAGGCGAACTTGCCGAAGCTTCAATCCATGCCCAAAGATCACTACCTAGGTGGGTGGGTAGAACGGCATAACGGAGACAAGGACGGCACTCCCATCGCCATGCACTTCGACATCTCTCAGCGAATGCCCGATCGTGAAAAGGCTCTGCAAGCCGGCAGGGAGCGCAATCAGCTTGCGGTCTGGCACCTCGACAAACAGGAAGAGATCTCGACGGGAGGTACCGGGCGATGACTACTCCCAAGAAGGCGCGTAAGCCGGTGATCATCGTTCACCCGAACGAGCTGAAGACGAAGAAGCAACAGGATGCCTTCGTCGACAAGGCGACCGACACGATGATGGGGCTCCTAGACGAATACGCTCGGAAGACTGGCACCGCGCCACTCAAGTGACGGCATAACGAAGGCGTGGGATTCCCGGTGACCAAGGTCGACGAACTGTTGGCGCAGACGCGCGAGGCCGGCGAGCGCCTCGACGAAGTGCGTACCGATGCGGTGGATGGCGCCGTGATGGCGCTCCGCGAGCTAGAGACGAAGGTCCAGGAAGCCCTCGGCGAGGACACACTTCGAGGGATGGTCGACCTTGTCCCCGGCGCTTCAGAGCGCTGCTACGGGGCTCAGCTCAGCGCGAAGAAGTATGGCGTCGATACGGAGCTACCCGACGACGGGCGCGAAGTGCTGTGTATGAACAAGGCCGGGTGCGTCGTGTGGATGCGTCGCATTTCAACGCCCGCGGCGTGGGGCGCGCGTCCGCTCAAGGATGACGAGATCCGCGCCGAGTTCCTCGAGCCGGCAACGCGCGCCGTGCAGACCATTCTCGAGCGCCACCTTGCGCGCACGGCGCGCACGCACGCGAACTATGAAGCCGTGGCCCAGCTGAGCGCGAAGCTCGCCGGTGCCATCGGCTTCAAGCTCTGACCGAAAGTCGACTTTCGGTCAGCCCTTTGTAGCAGTGCCTTTGAGCACTTCGATCGCGGCGTCAAGTCCCTCCGCGCGTCCGCGGAAGAAGTCGCGATCCTCTGGAGACATCTCTTTCGAATGGGCGCTGATATCCGCGAGCTTGCTGAACGTTCGGAGCTGACGAATGCACTTGTCAGCAAACGCCACCTTTGGGGCTACGCGCACGGCGACGACAGTCATCCCGCCGTCTGCGCATCCCTGACACACACGAGCCCCGCGTCGCTTCCCGTTCGAGTCGAACAAGATCACGATCGCGCCCTTCCTGTACTCCTTGCCACATCCCGGACATGTCTTCATGGTCGTTCCCTTTCTTGCTTCGGTCACACTACTCGTCGGTATCCTCGCTCTTTTGCAAGGGCCGCGAGCCACTCGTCGCTTACGTCGCGAAGAAGATCCATCGCTTCGTTGTATTCATTGCTGCCAGGTTTGCAGCTGAGGGCGTAGGTGCGGAGGTTGTCCGCCTTGATCCGCAACTCCTGAGCCGTGGGTTTGTCGGTGCTCATGTTTCAGAACTTGCTCGGCTCGAAGGCCGCGTAGTCGTAGAAGTCGACCTCAGGACCCTCAACCGTGTGGGTCACTTCGTAGAAGGCATCGCACTCCGCGGCGAACCGCGCGGCTTCCTCCACCGTGGCGAAGGACTTGGTGAACTCGGCGACGCAAGTCTCGTAGTTGACCTTGAACATGACTCCCGTTCTTTCCGGAGGGACGCATCCCTCACGAGTCAGATCATAGTCACTAGGACAACCGGCGCAAGGGATCTCGCGCAAGTGCGCGATGTCACTAGGACAAGATCACCCCTTGCGCGGCTTGTCCCAGTGATTATCTTGAGTGCTGGAAGGACGGCGCAACGATGACGACGACATGGGAGAGCAAGTTTGCAGCAGTGCTCGGAGCTTCGGCCAAGAAGGCGGGAATGAGCCTGGACGGTCTGAAGTGGGAGCGGTGCACCACGGATGCTACCTGGGGCGATCGGTGTGGACTCGTCTTCTTCGGCGCGTCTCCCGAGATCAACAAGCGCGCTGCCAAGTTCTTCGAGGCATGGGCCGCTCTGAACTTGCGCAAGGCCGGCATTGTCGGCGACTACAATGCTCAGGAGTCGATCCGGTTCGAGGGCCTCTTTCACTACCTCGCGTACAACAACGGTGCGCGGGGTTGGTACCGTGGCGCGGACCTCGAGAGTCTCAAGGTGGGCGACGTCAAGTACACGCTGAGCAACGGCTTCGATCTGGCGCTCACGGAGAAGCGCGACGGCTTCGCAACGAGCTATGTCTACTACCCCTGCGGGGATTGAAGGAGAACAGCGATGATGAAGGTGACCATGTTTCGTGAGGGCCACACGATGTACGGCTTCGAGCCTGAAGATGCGGAGACGGCTGGGGAGCTTCGGATGCACTTCCCGGATGCCACGTGGCTTGGTCGCGTGATGTACGCCGATCAGCACTACGCTCAGGGGGTTGTGAACGTCCTAGAGGATTTCGGCGTCGAGATCGACGTCGTCTGACCGAAAGTCGACTTTCGGTCCTCTTCGCTTCTTGACTTCAGCGCCACCAAGGCGCAATAACAGTTCGACAACGCAACGGGCTGCGGCCCTGGAAAGGAAGAGCGACATGCTCACGCATCATGACGGAAGGGACTACAACGTCGCGGCGAGTGAAGCTGCGAAGCACGCGCGTGGCATCATGGAGGCTCGCATCGCGGAAGGTCGCGCGAGTGCCGTCCACCTGATGGAGACGGTCAACTCCAAGATCCCGGCCGACTACATCGCCCGGGGCAACGGGATGAAGTTCATTGCAGACGCGGAGGTCGAGGATCACGGCGTGATGGTCAACACTTCGTGCCTGGCCGTCGAGCTGAAGAATCTGAGCGGCCCGGCGTTCGGGATCCACGCTCACGCGCTTCAGCAGATCTGTACGAAGGCAGGCGTTCCCTACGCCTACCTTTCGGAGTTGGTCCGAGCCAAGGAACCCTGGGCTCGCGCGATGGCGGCACACATCCTGAACGAGCACTACAATCAGAAGCGCGACGACAAGGGCGAGAACCTCTCGACATCGCGCAACCTCGTCCGCGCGGTTGACGGTCAGGTTCGCGGCTTCCTCTCGGACCGCTACCGCCGACTCGACTCTCGTCCTCTGCTCGACACCTTCGCGCGGAGCTGCCAGAAGTACGGCGCGGTTCCCGTCGAAGGTGTGGTGACCGATACGCGCCTCGCGCTCAAGGCGTACCTCCCGCTCGTCTTCGAGCCGGTTCCGAACGAGGTGATGCTCTTCGGGGTCGAGTGGAGCAATTCCGACTTCGGCGCTGGCAAACACGCAGTGCGCGCGATCATGCTTCGCCTGTGGTGTACCAACAAGGCGACGCTCGAGGACTCACTCTCCCAGGTCCACATCGGCGGACGCCTCTCTGAGGACGTCGAGGTTTCGGAGAAGAC